GAACGGCGGTCAGGAGAAGGTACTGTAAGGCTGAAGCTCTTATAGGAAGCCTTATCGGCTGCTACGTTTGATACCTTGGCATAGCCAACGAGTTCAAAAGCTTCAACTCCAGGGAGTCCGTAAACACCTTCATCATTAAAACCAGAAAGCTTATTAATCTGGTTACCTGGCTGGAGAATAGCTCCAGCGGAAGACTTGTAAGTTGCCATTAGTTAAATACCTCCTTACTCAGTTACAGTGAAAGCTGTAGTGATGAAGTCCTTGTTCAAATTCGCAAAGCCAGCATAAAGCTGCCAAATAAGAATTATGAAACGGCTGAAGTCATCATTATTGTTAATAAGGACTTGAGCGTTTGGACCACCAATACCTACACCGATTGCCTGAGGGCCAAAGAATAGACCTGCAGGAGTGGTTTTAGACGCGGCACCGTTACCATCACCAATATCGACTGTTATGGTTTTGGCTGGGAAGTTAGTGGATTCGAAGAATCTCACACCTTCAAACACGAAGCCTGCGGGCATAACGGGCTCACCACCTACGAATTGTGCCTGACCGAATTGGCCACCACCGTAGATAGCTGCGTTAGGAGCCATGGCACCCATAAGAGGGTTAGGCTGCCCCATGCCAGGGTAACGTGCAACTTCACGGAAGCCTTGATCGGCACGCAGATCCTTCATCAATGAAGGGTCAGCAATACACCGGTAATAGCCGTCTGTGAAGACTGGTGCGTGACGCTTTCTAAGACTCTTGACTACTTCTAAAAGGTCAGTTTTTACGTTGAACTTAAAGCGCTCAGAAGCATATTCTGTAGCGGTATAAGCGGTAAGAGTTGTTGAGTTTGTCTTAGCCTTATTATTTGGATAGTAGTATCCACCTTGTGAATCACTACTTTGACCACGTGATTCAGTTTTGAATAGCTCGTCTAGGAAGACGCGATCGCGCCAACGGCGATAATCATCCAAAAGTGTCAACGAACCAATCGACTGGTGGAACATATTAAGGTTCCCAGTATCGAGCAGTAGACGCTGAGCGGTCATTAAGGTCTCACGAGCAATCTTAAATGTGCTTGGGAGATTTGTGTTATTAGGGTCAGCAGGACCTGTATACTCACGAAGAGATACAAGTACTTTGTCCTTAACAATAGACCTGCTGTTAGCTGTACCTATGGTTTGATCCTGGGTACGCTCACGGCTTGTCTTCGTGCCAGGGTTACCGAAGAAGCGGTAACGATCTAGCTGGACAGTTTGACCCGGTTGCTTAGTGAAATCGTGGACAACAACTGGCTCTGCAGCCATTTCCACGATGTAAGCTGGATGAGGGCGGTATAACTCCGCACCCAACAGCTTCGGGAAATCGTTATCAATAAACATTGGGTTTTTTCAGCGCTATGTAATTTGCTGATATCTGAGAACAAAATCCTCTAAAAGAGGACTAATTCTCTATATCTGGAAAATAAATTCCATTAAAACAATTATAACAACAGTTTATCAATCAACTTATATAAGTTTAACGATCAATTAGGCAGTATTATACGGAGAATAAGATGTTGAAGGTACAACTCCCATACGATGGAAAGGTGTTGTAAATCCGTCTTGAGGTTGCAATGTAGCTGGAGTAAGTCCCTGTTCTTGAGCAAGTAAAGCCATGACGGCTTTATAATCTAAAGACTTTTTAACTGCTTCGTTAGCTTTAAGTTCGTTCATTTTTTCTTAGCAGGAGGGAAGCCAACAGGTAGTGGTATTTGGGCACCCCTTGGCATAAATTTAGCCATTTGCACTTGATACTCTGCTAAAAACATACGTTGATTAAAAATCGCATTAGCTAAAGTTTGAGCAGCAGTTAAACCCATTATAGGGAGCGGCGATCCAGGTAGATTTAACTTTAAATATGAAGAATCTAAATCCGTAGGCATTGCAGCATCAGTAACATCTGGATTTCGTTTCGCAGCGTTATTATCTAGCAGTCCGAAACCAATCTGATTTTGAATATCTCCAGCACCAAAAGCTACTAAATTAGGAGATCCAATAGCTCCACCAGAAGTTCCTAAACCTTGAAGGAATGCATCTGCTTTTGCCGCTGGTTTACGCTTTTGTCTTGCCATTATAAGAAGTAACTTTTAAGCAGTGCTTACTATTTAATATTTTACTGTCAATAACTTCTGGAAACTCATAATCAAAAAAATGCCCTACCAAGCTTTTACACCAGGTAGAGCAACTTTTAAAATTACTTTATTCCATTACTAGGAGCTTCTGACGGAAGATCTCAGGGCTCTGCTGTGCAGCATTCAGATAGCGCCATGCATTCTGAGGATCTCTGTCGGCTGCACTTCCGAAGTTGTTCCAGAAGTCAGTTGGATTACCGCGTCTCTGAGGCTGTGGAGGAACAGGCATCTGAGGACGACTTGGAGCAGTAACGTTAGGCTGTCCAGTAACGTTAGGCTGTCCAGTAACATTAGGCTGATTTGCAATTCTAGGAGCTCGAGCACCCTGAGGGGCAGCCGCTCTTGCCTGAGCTGTAGGAACAGGATAAGGGCCTTTAGGTCCAAAGAATGCACAAGTGTAGTCAGCGAGAATATCTGGATCAGTCAGCATACGCTCGTAAATTTTGTGCTCCTTAGAAAGCTCACCGAGAAGTCCAGCTGCTTCATTAAGCTTTGAATTGGTCGCTATAACAGCGTCTTCTAATTTACAAGAGTAGTCATTAAGAATCGCAGAGGAATCTGGACCGAAACGATCAATGACATGAATACTCTCAGGACTAACGCCGTTTGCGAGCAGCTGTTCGGTTGTTATCTCCTGTTGCGAAGTTTGGGAAGAGCTGCTGTAGGATCCCTGGTTGCTGTTGATCCCAGGCGTATAGGTCTGAGCTGCCTGGTTGACGTATGGGGTCGTTTGCTGGGAACTGTAGCTGGCCGGGTCTATTCCTTGTGTCTGAGGAGACTGTTGACCCTGGAACGGGAATTGGACTGGTGAACTCAGGAGGCCCACCACCTTGTTGAACGCTTCCTTGTAAGGACTCTCTTGTTGTTGGGGTGCCTGGGACACCTGGGGATACGATGCTGTAGGGGTTGATTGATAACCCTGGACGCCCATCTGGGCTTGCATTTGGGGCGCCGGTGCCGCCATCGGCTGGGAGGCTGCCACCCATTGGGGAGATGTTCCCACTACCGGTGCTTGCGCTGCGGTTTGCGCTACCGGAGCCGCGTAGCTGATCGGCTGGGTCTGGGATATTTGGGGTGCCGATTGGGTCGGCGCTACGGTAGCGTCCTGCATAAGTTACTTCCTTCTGAAGGGATTCGAGGGTTCTATATAAAAATGGGGTGAGATCAAGTCTCGGATCCGCAGCCATCGGTAAGTTCGGTTGCTGTGGATGTGGCGTTCTCATTTCCATATTGACTAAGTCAATGAGACTTGAGAAAGCCCTTTGTACTTCTCCAACTATTCTGAACGGATAACCGGAGAGCATTCCCGCGATTTCTTCATCAGTTTTAGAAGGAAATAAGTACTTCAGTGCTTCTATACTATCAACACCCAATTCTTGTAGGTTTCTACAGAACATAGATTGGTTTAATTTATCTTGTGCAGTATCTTCATAAACTGGCCCCATCCATCTCCATGTAACAGTTCTATCACCATCAGGAGCCAGTCCTACTACACCTGGAGGTAACTCTTTAAGTTCAATCGCCTCATTAATTGCGACTTGTAATTTCTTTTCATAGCGAGCTTTCTGTTTTACATACTTTTCATATTCAACTTCATCGTCAGGATCCTCAGGAGGTATTGGATATTTTATTCCGGCGTTATAAGCTAAAGACTTACGGAAAATCTGTTCTTCCTGGAAAATCATTAACTCAAAACACTTAGAAATACCATATGTATAAAGCTGTAAACACTTCTTCTTAGCTGTAGCACTAACTCGACCGTAAGCAGATTTAATCTCTGTTGCAGTTACATTAGTAATACTCAAATCGTCAATACCACCTAAAGCAAGTCTTATCTCACTTCTTAGCTGCTCTGAATAACGAGCCTGATCTGTACTTACTGCATTAGGAGTAATAAAACCAACACGATCTGTAGGTTCAAGATTCGCAATAACACGAGGAACACGATAACCACTACCTGGTTTTCCTATATAACCAGGCTGATTACGAGATGATGGATCTTGTTTAAAAGTAGAACTAGAAAGACTAAACTCAGATTGGAAACCAGATTGACTTGAAATGCTAGGACGTTGAACTGTATCATCTGAATTCTGCTCAATAATATCTTGTTTTGGTCGAGAAGAAAGTAAAGTTGGATTCCCAAAGAACGATAAATTTGCTCTAATATTTTTCACCATCTCATCATGAGCAAGTATCTGAGCAGATAACCACTCAAATTCACCAGCCCCGTCAGTACCAAATGCATCCGGATTGTTAAAAACTTCTACACATGGAATAAACTCCATGGTGTTGTCATAAACTTCTTTGTCGTAAGTAGTGAAATCAGTATTCTCGTTATTAAATGATATCTCTTGCTCACTATGAAACTCTTCAATTTCTTGTGGAGTTATACGCAATCGCATATACCGCTTATCAGTATTTAACCCAACACCTTTAAACCCTTTAGAAGACTTAACCTTATAAGGATAAATAATAACTACTTCTTCTAAATCACCCTCTGGAGTATAGTAAGTGCGATAAGCATCTTTATCAAACCAGTAGAGACGATAAGTTTTTTGTGTCGGACGAATATAAAAAAGACCTTTTCCATAAGATAAAAAACGATCCCATATCGAATCGAGTCTGGCATCTAATTTATTAAATTTTATGACTTGTTGAATAAAATCAAACCTTTGAGATCCAAAATTATCTTGTTCTGGATAAAACTCAACACCCTGACGTATCCCAAACATCTTCATCTGGGACAGATGAGCATTAATCAACATTGTGTCAGCTGACCCAGACCCATCGCGGTTGACTACCGCTTTAAGAAGTTCGTCAAGCTCAGACTTAGTAGTGCTATCGCTCATGAGTATTCAGTAATTAAACTATGCGTCAATGTTGTACCCAGCATGTAAACGTTTGAGTGTGATAACGTCATCCTCAACTTCAACATCGAATCGTTCGCTTGGCTGAATAGCCATATCATGACAAATTTCATCGGGAAGTGGAATAACAACAGAACCATAAGCATCCTGTTCAATCTCTAGAGTGTAATAGCTGGTTGACATTAGAAGGTGATCTTTCCAGTTTAAATCGTCAATACTCTAACTCTAGTTTTCCTTTAGACATTAGTCCATTACATAGCCATACCAAAGCATCTACACAATCATCATGAGAGCTGACTCCAAAATTAACTACCTCATCCTTTAACGCAGTGAATTTTCTATACTTATTAAAGATAATTCTCCTCTGTTCAAACAGACCCATAATTCCCCTAAACCTTGCAACTTTGTCCCCGCGAAATCCTTTGACTGCATGCCAAATCATATTGTAAAGACCGTGTTCTCCTAAGCAAATACGTTTAAAATCAGCTTCTAATGAAGCTTGATAAGCAACGGCTTCCGACCAGATATGAACAGCGTTCCCTGTTGCAAAATAATTTTTATTATCATGATGAATAATGCCCCACTCTTCCATCATTTCCATAAGACTCTCTAATTTCTCCAAGTTACCCATAATTCGCAATCTTTTACAATCAATAATATGAATCTTGTTTCCAACTCTTCCACCCATCACAAAGGCAGTAAAATCATTCTGTTCTCTGATACCTGCAGATAAATCAACCCCTACCCCCATAGCATCAAACTGAGTTGCTATTTCTCCTTTAACAATTAAATCAGGTGAAAGAGACAATTCACTAGTTTGAACAATCTGATTCTGATACTGAAAACTAAAGGCAATTGGAGCTTGTCTTCTCCGATCACGAAGATAGTCCAAAGACCACATATCTGGCCAATAAGATATTTCCTCCCCTTGTTTATCAACTGTAATAGCAGATTGAATAATCTGCACCCAATCATTTGCAGGAGTAAAAGTGCTGTTATGAATATCATCGTGGCGGAAGCGAGTTCCGAGACAAACTGCTCTACCGCCTTCAAACATCGTTGGAACAATGACCGCATTCCAGTTATCCTCCATTGCTTGACGAATATCCCTATTCTTTATATCATCTGCACTTTTGATCGCATCATCAATAATACATAAATGAGATCGTTTTGAAGTAACAGCGCCTTTTAAACCCGCACAACAAACACTGAATTCTTCTTCACCTGTAGATCGAATTCCAGCAAATTTCCAATCAATACTCCAGTATTCATTAGAATTAATGCCTTTAGCAATTTTTACTGTAGGAAAAATTTCTCTATAAATTTTACTCTCATCAATAATTCTCTTAATTGCGGCACTCTTTGGTCGTGCAACATCAACAGTATATGAAATATATAAAATCTTCAACGGCATCCTACGTAACGCATGAACACCAATTGACCAAGCTGTAAATAAACCAAGTACTGTTGACTTTGCCGAACCACGTGGAGCCAAAATATCTATATTTGGACCAGCAATACCAATTAAACAGGAGCTACTTTCCCCTGTACATAAATATTTATGCCACTGTATATGATGCTCAGCAGGAGGTTTATTACCAACCACATCACAAAAATATGCAAAGTCTTCACGAGCCCTCTCAATGTCAACAAGAGAGGTTTTTTTAACTACTTGCTGTTTAGCAGCAGCCCGTGCAGTACGTCGATAGACGCTATAAATACTTGTGCCTGCCATTGGCGTAGCATAGCGTGCTAACGCCTAAGATTCTTCTTGTAAAATTTTAGTCCAAACACCCATAGAAGCTTCAGATAATGGTCCTTCAATCGGATCATCCCTAAATATTGTTAACATCTCACGTAAAGCTCTATCTGCGCCAGCAAGAATCAACCCTTGTTTGTCAAGTAATACTTTCTCATCAGTCAACTGTTTAATTGTACCTCTTAATTCTTTCTGCAACATCGCAATCCTGGCAGTGCCCATATCTTGCTTCACCATACCCATTTGAATACCGTCTCTTAAGTTAGCAATATCTTGCTGCATTAGGTCAATTTCGGACTCTAAGACCTTTTGAAAATTACGTTTTTTAAATTTTTTCAACGCCCATTGATCACAATTCACAATGCTGCCAGTGAACCCGAGAAATCGAGCATACAAGTACATTTGAATCGGACTACGAGCTTGCTTACAAAAAGCGAGAAAAGCCTCCCGATCTTTAACGGTAAGACTTTTAAGCCATTCAATCATACACGAGCAGCGGAACGTGCTTGACTGTAATCCCTATCCTCCTTATAGCGACGGAATTGTTCTCTTTGCTCATCTGTACGACGAGTTTCCTTTCCAGTTTCCCTAGTCAATGCTCTAGCTTCTTGTCCTCTAGTACCTTCTAAACCCCTTTCTCCCGCATATCTTTCAGCTTGAGTTTGACGAGCCTGCGTTCCAGTTGTTTCCGTTAATCCCCTTTCTCCCGCATATCTTTCAGCTTGAGTTTGACGAGCCTGCGTTCCAGATTCGCCAACTACTGATCTTTCTCCTACATATCTCTCAGCCTGGGTTTGTCTCGTTTGCTCACCAGTTGTCTCAGTTAATCCCCTTTCTCCTGTATATCTCTCAGCTTGGGTTTGGCGAGTCTGTGCTCCAGTTTCCCCAACTACAGATCGTTCTCCTGCATACCTCTCGGCTTGAGTTTGACGAGTCTCTTCGCCACCAGTTCTTAATCCTTCTTTCTGAGTTAACCGTGTTTGTTCTCCAGTTGTCTCAGCTAATCCTCTTTCCCCTGCATATCTCTCTGCTTGAGTCTCTCGTGTTTGTGCTCCACCAACTCTTAATCCTTGCTCCTGAGTTAACCGTGTTTGCTCTCCAGTTGCTGCAGCTAATCCTCTTTCCCCTGCATATCTCTCTGCTTGAGTCTCTCGTGTTTGTGATCCGCCAAGTGTTAATCCTTCTGCTTGAGTTAATCGTGCTTGCTCTCCAGTTGCTGCAGTTAATCCCCTTTCTCCCATAAAGCGCTCAGCCTGAGTCACCCTACCTTCAGCAGCTTGAGTTTGCGCAGTTAATCGTGTTTGCTCACCAGTTGCTGCAGTTAAACCCCTTTCTCCCATAAAGCGCTCAGCTTGTGTCAGTCTCCCTTCAGCAGCTTGAGTTTGTGCAGTTAACCGGGTTTGTGCTCCAGTTGTCTCAGCTAGTCCCCTTTCTCCCAAAAACCTCTCAGCCTGAGTTTGCCTACCTTCCATCTGACGAACTGATTCAGATAAACGTTCCTGTTCACCAGTTGCACCAATATCTCCTCTCTGTCCCATAAAGCGCTCAGATTGAGTCTGCCTTTCCTGTGCAGCTTGAGCGGCAACAGTTGTCCGCTCTTCAGCAGCACGAGTTGCTTCAAATGTACGTTCCCCCAGGAACCTTTCAGCCTGAGTCTCCCGAGATTGATACCCTTCTTCAGCACGAGTTAGACGATCCTGTTGTCCAGTTGCACCAATCGATGCCCTCTCTCCCATGAACCTTTCAGATTGCAGTTGCCTATCTTGTGCAGCTGCCTGCTCCTGAGTTAATCGTGTCTGTTGTCCAGTTGTCGCAGCAGTTGTTCGAGTTTGGAATCCTTCTTCCGCTAAAGTAGCTCGAGCTTCCGTTCCTTTTGTTCCTTCTAAATCCTGATCCGCTAGACTAACTGTTTGATATTCATCTTTCCGATTAACACTTAACGCGTTTTCAAGATCTTTTTGCTGCTCTGTTGCAAATTGACTCATATCTTTATCGATATCAGCCGCAACCTGCATGTTATATCGAGCTTGATCAGCCGCAAGCTGATTCATCGCAACTTGATTTGTTAACTCAGGAGATACGTTGTATCGAACACCACCAATTTCATATTCATCATCACCCTCTCTTACAATCGTCGGTGCCCTTGGTTCGTCAGCCATATCCTTTAATTACCCTTTTCAAGCGAATATAGTATTAATTCTATCTGAGATAATTCTGCTGGAAATAAATTAAGCAGCGAGAGTGGTTGCTACAGGATAAAGATTAGTTGTTGGAAGACCTAAAGTACCAAATTGATTTGCAGCTAGTTGCTGATTTGCTATGCTATTCCGTCTCTTAGATACTGCATCAGCATACATATCAGCTATCTTTGCTTGGCCATAATCTGACTTAACAAAGTGATCCATCTGATTCACATCGAGAAGATGACCTTGATATGCAGCTGCGGCACCATATCTCTGTGCCATTGCTAAATATTGGGCCATCTTACGTTGATCGCCAATTTGCGCTACTTTTCCTAAACCGATCCCAGCTAAATTACCAAGAAACGAATTTTTTAGAAGATGGTCAGAGTAGGCCTTCTTACTTTCTAAAGGAGCATTTGGATTATAACTTTCATTAGGCATCCAGGGTTGTACTCTCTTTCTAGTGCCTCCTATAGTCCCAGGCGCAGCGAGATTTCCAAATTGACCTATCTCCGGGCCTGCGCTCCATCTCTGTCCACGCTTATCCAAGTCCCAAGTACCTCCCCAAAGTGCCCCAATTGGAAGTCTTCCACCTTTACTGAACATATCAAGAGAGCCTTGAAATCCTCTAACGAATGGATTCGTAGAAGCACTTGCATCAATATACCTATTTAATCCGTGATGAAAAACAGCATTCTCTGGCGTAGGAGCGTAGTAATTACCGGAAGCAGCATCAAGAAGAGCGTTTGGATTTGGAATATAAGGTAAATTCTGATTCTGATTTAGGTACTGTTGTCCAGTCGTAGGAGTTAAAGGATCCAGACTCCCAACATTTGTTCCTCTGTTTCTAATATTATTATTCATACTTTAGAAGTACCTAAACATATTGCGCTGAGACATGGCATTACCCATAGCTATACCAGCATTTTGTGCAATATTAAGCCCAGACTGTTGAGAATTGAGACTCATCTGCTTAGCCATATCAATATTAGCTTTGAGCTGTTCTGCAGCAGCTTGACGTTCTAATTCAGCTTTCGCAACTCTTTCTGTTTGACCATAAAGAGCATTACCTAAAGTATTAATAACTGATGCGTCAGCCTGGGCGCCTAGCACTCGACCTAGACGTTGTGCACTCCCTTGTCCACCTGGAGCTAACTGATACCATATACCACCGTCAGGTCCAACCATTCGAGCAACCGTGCCAGCAGGTAATCCACCTAATGGATCTTGATATGGACCAACCCCTTGTTGATTTAATAAATGTGCACCTGCACCTACAACATTCTGACCCGTATTAGCAGCTATATTACTAGCAGCAGAAGCAACCTCTGGTGTAACATCTCCTCCTCCCTGTCGGGATAATAAACCTATACCAGCTAAAGGTACTCCAACTTGAGCTAGATTTTGAGCTAGATGAGGATTCATACCAAGACGTGATAAAGCAGCTCCTGATTTAGCCATCGCCCAGTTTTGTCCTGGAAGAGGTGTTGCACCTACAAGACCACCAATGAGACCTCCTTTTAATCTATTTCCCAACCCACCATCAGATGTCATTGCTCCTAAACCGAAACCAAGTCCTCCTCGGACTTTTTCATTACCTAGAAGTCGTGCTCCTTTCTGTAACCAAGGTAGTGATTTTACGGTCCCTACTTGTGCAAGTCTAAGTAAGCTCATCTAACTAAATTCTAAATACTTATATTCAATTATTTTAAGTGCTCTAACTCTTCGCCAAAATCTCTTCTCTAGCTAGAGATACATAATTCCTCAAAACATTTAAATCAAGCATCAAAACTCCATCTACTTCATGTACAGCTTCAGGAATAATTTGTTGTACTTGTTGAGCAGAAAAACCAGCTCTTAATGATTGACTAGGATCCAATCCGGAACTATACCGAAATTGAATAGGTTCAAGTTGTTTTAACTTTTCAAGCGCACTCACGAATCTCTTTTACGAAGAATGCTATGTCAGCTAATGCATCATTAACTTCAGTATTTTCTAATGGTGCAATATCAGTCTTAAGACGAATATCACACATAGCTCCAATTGCAGCAGGCGCAACGGCCTTTACAAAATCACCAAACCATTCTCCAAAGGATACTGAAGGCTTCCAAGATGCTGTCGGACCAAGACTAAATGGTTTTTCCTCTGGCGTATATAGTCCACTAGTAGACGTCATGGGATCAGAATCAGAAAATGGAGTAAATCTCTGCGAAGCTCCACCGCCCTGTCCACCGAATAATCCGCTACCTCCTGGAATGAGATCCGGTCCACCGCCGCCACCGCCGCCGCCGCCAGAACTGCCGCCACCGCCGCCGCTTTGTTGTCTACGCCCTTGTGCAGCGTTATAAGCTGAGGACCAGGATGAATTCCCGGCGCCAATCGCGGCCCAGGGGGCGCTGGCTTGCGCAAGATCAGCCGCAGTCGGTGAGATGGCAAAAGGATTTCCACCACTGAACCCGCCAAAACCTCCTGGAGGGCTACTACCGAAACCTCCAGAAGCTGTTCCAATATTAACAGCTGTTCCAAAATCCATCGCTAACTAAGTACTTTCATTACTTATTTACTTATTATACGAGTACTCAAAGTTAGAAATATTGAGGCCGGTTGTTATACAATTTATCAACCATTGAATTAACATCATAAGCACCACCCCATGTGCCCTGCACTCCTGGTGTTCGAGCTTCTTGTCTAGCATCTTGTAATGCCATCTTATGTTTAAACTTTTGCTCTTCTAACTCATGTCGATATTGAGCAGCAACACGGGCAGATTCAACACTCGGATTGTAGTTATCATCATATCCACCACGTACAGGAGTAACAGGAGCTGCATAAACAGAACGAGGTTTACCTCCTTGAGCAAAACTATGCAAGAAAGCACCTGCTGCTAAAGGCGTTCCAATACCAATCGTTGTTCCAACAGCTCGAGCAGTATTTTCTGGATTGTCATAAAGCATCTGAGCCCACTCCATACCCGCTGGTGCGACAGGATCGTGCCCTAAACTTCCACGACCTGGCTCAGATGTATAAGGTGTTGACGTTCCTTTACTAACTCTAGCTGCATATTTTGGATCCCTTCCACTACCAGGTACTTCCCTAATAGTTGTTTCAAGAGATTCTTCTCCAGGATAGGGTGCTAGTGGATTTAAGAATGGATCTACTGGACGTGCATTCGCTAATTGTCGTCCACTTTTGCTATTCATTAAATAGCCACTATTTGCTTGTAGCCCTCTAGCATTGACCCCAGCTTCAATATCCGTTAGATGATCATAAACTGCACGAGCCGGTGCCTCAGCCACATTTGACCAATATCCTTGCATCACATCTCCTAACCACTTCCTACCTCTATTAAGTGCCTCACCACCAGTCGTAATTACATCAGGAGGAAGACTAGTTACAGCACTCATAACATTTTGTGGAGTAGGCTGGTGCCAAGCTTTCCCTATCTCTCTCCCAGCTCTAATTAGTTCTTCATTAACTAGTGGCATTAAACTGCTACTCCTTGACTTGGGAAGGTCCCTTCAACATTAGGATCTTTATCAGCATCCCCAGCTGCTGCTGGTTCTGAGAATATCCTACCAATAGTCGTAGGCCCACTAACAAAATCTAATGGATCCACTAAAAGAGACTTATAATAAGCATTATAAAACCTGTCTACGTCAGGAAAGTCAGGACGTTTTTCTAAACTAAATGCACCAACATTTGGATTAGGCCAACTCTCCTTAGCAAGAGCCATTAACTTCGTTTCTGCGAAATCTGATTCTCTAAATCCTTTCTCATCTGGTGTTATAAATGATCGTCCATCACGATGAAATTCATCATCTAAAGGTGGGTTAGTGTCAAGTAATTCTGCTTTCCATCCATAGCTACCCGTATTCGGATCTTTCGCAAAGTATGTATCTCTACTTAAAGCTCCTGCGTCTGCAAAAGGATTTACTGCAATCTTTTTATCACTAGAGGTAAGAGTCTCATTCTTACTTTTAGCAGCATCTGTAAAAGCTGCAAGATTATCAACGAGTTGTACGCCAGGCATAACTATACCTCCCACCAAAGAGGAGTTTCTTCCGCTGCTGTTGAAACACGTTCAGCATAAGCAGAAACAGGCAAAGATTCATCTCTTAGCCCATCTATACCACCAATTGGCATCATAAATTCAGTATGGTCACCTAGAACTACTTTATCGCCAGGGAGCTTTGGTTCCGCAGAGTTATACATCATCCCGATTTGCGATACGGCCACCAAGTCTTTTAGCTTCTTCTTTAGCTTCAAACGCTGCAATTTCCTCTGGGGTAAGCTGCTCAGTAGCACCTTGAACATATCTACCAAGTATTTGTAGTGGATTCATAGGTTCAGCATCATCAGGTGATTGATACTGTATCGCACCAGAACCACTACCCGCGTAGCCAGTGCTCCCACCACCTGCTCCTCTCTTTCCAGTTTCCCAATTAATTCCTGTTGTTCGTCTATCAACCTTTGCTGCTCTATCATCCTGGAAAAATTCAGAGTTACGATCTCTTAGTCCCGCACGGAATTCTGCTTTCTCCCTAACAGAAGGTCTCTTTCCACCAGCCCAAGTTCTGACATTGACTGGCTCCCGATAAGCACCTGTCGTTCCAATATCAGTCCGTATCCAATCATCATCAGGTGTCAATGAACCTGGCTGATTCTCCATAGCAGCTAAGACCACCTGATCTTTAGCTCTTTGAATAAGACGTGAAGGAGCATTATCCTGCTCAAGAGGACCAATATCAGGATGATCATTAAGCCGTCTTCCAGGAACTACAACCCCTGTTTCCCTAGTCGTTGGTAAAACAGATTCTGAAATTGCTCTTACTTTTGCATCGATATTAAACTGTTGATCTGCTGATGTTTGTAAAGCAGCTAAATTACGCTGAATACCATCTAAAGCATTATCTAACCCAGGGGATATTACATTACGATTGAATTCCCTACCAGCAGGTACCAACACATTCGTATGGTAACCAGTTACAGCAGTACCTAATCTTCTACCACCAGGAACTAAAACATTTTCATGGAACTGTCGGCCCCCTGGAACTAAAACATTTCCATGGAATCCAGCAGCAGCTCTACCAGCTGGGACAAGAACCCGATTATGGAATGGAGCAACAGCTTTACCTGCTTTTATTCCAACTTTAGCTAAATCTTTCGCTGCACCTCCTACAAGTAATCCAGCACCTAAACCTATTCCTTCTGCAGCTGTAACTCCACCAGCATTCACAAGATCTGCAACAAGTGGATGTGAACTCAGAAAACTAGAGCCTGCCTGAGCGATTGTTGGTATAACTTGACCAGTATAAGGAATATTCCAACCGCCAACACTTCCTATCGCATCTCTAACTTGACCTAATGGGCCAGTTACAGCACTAACTCCAGGAAGATTAAAGATGCCTTGAGTAGCCCCCGGATTAAATCCACTCCCAACAGCTCTTCCACCTTGGGGACCTAATCCTAGACCTCTACCTGCAATCATGAGTCCAAGATCACGAGCAGCTGCTTTCTCTTTTTGAGCACCAAAAGGCTCTTGATTTATTCTTCGAATAAGAGTTCCTGTATCCTGCCGCGCTCTATCTCCAGCTCTGGCTAAAGCTCTACCAAAAGCCCCTTTAGGTTGTGCGGAAACAGTTCCTTCAACTCTTTGTACCGCTGGATCATCTGCAGGAACAACGGTAGGCTGTGTAACCTCGTCTACAAAATCATCGACTCTACCCACTACATCTTTTCTGCCAGTAAGAGCTTTCTGCCCAGCTTGAGGAGGCACGCCACTTACGTAGTCATTATAAGTTTGATTAGAACCAGTACCAACTCTCTCATCCTCCCATGGATCGTCAAGAATCTGAGGTGGATTCTTAGACTGGGGTGGAGGAGATGGATTCTTAGACTGGGGTGGAGGAGATGATGGTGGTGGAGATGATGGTGGTGGAGATGACTGTCGTCTCTCATAAAAATCGTCTGTACCAATAGCTCGTTGAGTTGAATCGTCAGCAATCCTGTTCGACTGACGACTGTAATAACCTTGCTTTGGTAAATCTTCATGCGATCTCTCTTCCAAAGGTTGTCCTTCGTCATAATCCATAATCCAATGCTCGTTTCGAGCAAGCCAGTTATCAACATCATTTCTAATTGGACTTTGATCAACTATTTGAACACTTCCATCAGGATTTGAAGGTAATGCGTCCCCTATTACCTGAGTAACCCCTTCTTTAGGAATAAAAGGACTTCTTTCAGTTCCAGTTCTAGTTTTAGCAATAAAAGGAGCTCTGTCAGCGACTTCATTAGCTATTGCACCCACCCCAGATGCTACCTCCTCTACCTCCTCAGGATAGAAAGGTGCCCTTTTAATAGCACCAGCTACATTCTCTACTGCCTGTGCTGCTTGACCAACACCTTTTTTATTAAAACCACCCGCTAAAGCGTTAGCAGCAACTAATGCACCCCCAACAGTAGCCGCTTTACTTAGAAAATCTGCTCCTTGCTGTATAAAAGTTGGTTCTGACTGCTGATAACCTCTATTTTGGACAAAATTATAGACCTCAGGGGTCATTTGCATCCGTTCTTGCGGATTTCTAGGGATTGGACGACCTGTTGTACGCGAATATAACTCAAAATCAGCAGGAGAGGCTAACACTTTACTCAAAAACTACAGATATAAACCTAATTTTAAGGCGAGTACATTTGCTAAACCCCTTAGCCCCCTACCTCCTCTTAAAAATAGCCAATTTTGGGAAAAAAAAATTTGAGGTGTCTGGCGCAGCCCGGGTAGGATTGCAAGTTTTAACAAAAAAAAGAAACTATATGTAACAATCAGACACATGTGCCGCTGTCAAGGGCGCGTTACACTTTGAAACACTCCGACACAGTGGAATGCTGAGTATTTATACCTATATCTACTGAAAGTAGTAGTACAAACGAACCACGAGCACAAATAGCAGTACAAATACACCACGATGAGTAGTAGTTGTTATTTTTTCGCATTTTTATCTGTAAATGTGGCTTATACCCTGTGTTGCAACTAGAATTAAACGTTTTTCATGCTTTACATAGGTTAATAGTTGGTCCTGCGTATCTGCATTAGACACAGTTACGCAAGATTGAGGCAAATTCTCAATAATTTCTTCTTGTTGAGAATGAATCTGATGTTTATTGATAATGATTCTCAACAGTAGCTGCTGCTTATTGCAAATGATTCTCAATAAGGAAGCTGCTGCATTGTGCCTCAAGTAGGTATTATTGCTTAGAGTGCTGAATAGGGTCAAATTAGGGCCGAAATAGGTCTTTTTACCCACTTATACCGTTGGTTTTGCGCCATGTTTTCCGGATTACAAGGGTCAGGGCTGCCAGATCTACAGATACAAGGATAGAATCCTGTCGTACCAAGGGCGGCAGAGCATGTGGAAATTCGATTGGCTAGATATTGCACACCTTAGAGCAGAATTACATCATTTTGTTAAGCTTATGGAAGTTGGTCATTGCTTCCATAAGGCCGCAGTTCTACAATTGCCAGCAAGCACGCACACCGCAGCCAATGAACCTTACAGAGTTTAGAAAGACCTATAAGCTCAACTCTTCAAACTTCCTAACCTTGACTAATCCAAAGGTCTTGAAGTCTGACAAGATCGCACCAACTGCTGTCTTGATGCTTAAGCCAACTGCCCTTGCATGTCCCGCCGCTGGCTCATGCCGCAAGATCTGCCTAAACACTGCGGGTAATCCAATTTATTTGAAAGGCAAGATTGCATGTAGAACTAGAAGAGATAAGGCACTAAGAGAAGAGACAAACACTTTCTACAATATGTTAATCATTGAACTTTTAAGGTTCTATTCAAAGCATAGAGAACATGAGCAACTAGGTGCAAGGCTTAACGGTGTTTCAGACTATGCATGGGAAAAGGATTTTATAGATCCTTTATATAGTATCCCTTCAAGTGTCAATGTAACTGCTGAGACTGTCACCACAGTCAAGAAACAATTTAATATTTCAATCTTTCAAGGCGAAATAAATATCATTGAAGCTATTTTGTGCGCTTTAGATGATGAGACAGGCCATAAGATAGGCCGCAAGCTTAGATTCTATGACTATACAAAGCGAATTGATAGAGATTTTGAACAGTGCAAGGCTCTTGATTATCATTTGACATTAAGCCACGGCTCAAAGTTTGATACTTTAGCTAAAGCGGAAGAGCTTGGTTTAAACTATGCCGCTGCATTCATTAATAAACTACCTGAGACATTTATCTATAAGGGCAAAGAATACACAGTTATAAATGGAGACCTTACAGACTGGAGACCTAGCGATAAATCAGACAAGACATATATCGTAGGACTAGTAATGAAGCTAACGCCAGGGCAAACAGACACCGACCGCCAAGCATTCTGCATTAATGGCGTAACAACTAAAGAACTAGTGAGAGCTTAAACATGAACTATACCCACAAAATCAGCTTTGAAGAGGCGCAGGAACTCCCAGACCTGATGCCAACAGAGGAGCAAGAGGAACGGGACCAATACGAGTGGGACAGCTATCTAGCTTCAATCCCTACACCCTACGAAAGGAACCGCTAATGGAAACCATTAAAACCACTAGAGAACCATTAAAGAATGGTTATTGGTTACATACATCCTATTACAAGGATGGATCAACCCATAGTTTCAAATTTATTAAATACTGGCACCCTTACGAGTTACGCCACACTTTCAGAGACTATGCGGCAAATTCTCCTAAGTCTTACATCCGATTAGGTCAGAAATTAAACTCTATCGGGTTATGTATAGGTGATAACTATACAGACACATTAAAAGAGGTCTTAGATGGCATAGAAAGATTTATTTCTATGAATGCTAAGCCATTTAGAAACGATGCCATAGACATAGACAAACGCACATTAAAACAGATCTATGACACTGCTAAGAACTTCAGAAACTACTTGGAGGATTAACCATGACGACACCTAATGACACTCTTAAAGAAGACATTCTCGAAGCTCTTCTCAGTGATAAAGACTTTCAACATCAATTGATCATGGGTAAATATGGCTACCACCCCGACGAAGTAACAGCCAGAGTCAACACCAAAATTGACGAGCTTATTCAATCGTCTTAACAATTTCTTAAGCATTGCAACCAACAAGATCATGCCCTCACTCACCTTTATTAGTCCTAGTGGCAAGTCATCTGCCGAAGACCTGGCAAAGATAGCCTATAAGACTATCCACCAGGGCACGCCAGTACCTAAGCAACAGCAGGAACCAAAGCGCCGCCTATGGGTTACGCTCCCAAATGGTCGCAGAGCCTCAGTGCTTACTCGCAAGAATTACCGCTATGCAGTAGTTGCGAGCGCAGGGCATTGCACCAAAGCAGCCTCATATTTTCTAGAAGGTGAAAGAGTCAAAGCACAGCGGCGGGCGAATTACTACACAAAGAGACCAAACACGGGCGGCCAGTTCGTAGTTTTAACAGTTGATGAGGGGGAGGGGGTATAAATGCTTAGTCCTAAGCATGACTTGAAACTGCCATGCACACTTGCTACTTGCCATCATGACAAAACCTTATGAAAACATTGAACAACTAAACGAAGACAAAGAAGCCCAGACCGAACAAGTCATTGATAGACGCCAAGCGCAACGCGAACGGGATGAGTATAGCTGGCGTTGTGGATATGACTACATGCACGAGGGTGCACTAGGTGACTTCTAGGGGGAGGGGGTATAAATGACTAACCAAAGAATAATTGATCGCCTAATGCAACTCGATCTCAATAAACATAAAGACTACATAGTCAATGAACTTGTTTATTGGGTGTGGAGACACGGCAGCAGGGAAGACATCCTAAGACTTGCAGAACTCGACCTCGAAGAAGAGAAGAACGTAAAGGAAGAGGAGGGGGAGGGGGTATAAATGCTATGTAACTAAAGATCTAGGAATCATTGACAGCACTTGGCTATTCCTTACCATTTGAATTGTTATGTACACACCAATGCAACAATCTAATCAAAAGCTCTCTAACCTCATCAAAACTACACCACACGAGGCAGATAGAGCAGCTCAATCTGTTGAATCTACCTTGGCTAAGCGGATCAAACAGAAGATAGCAAGAAGTCAGGCCAAACGTGAAATTCAAGAGCACCGCTGGTCATGATTAATAGATCGTTACTCTCACCCGCACTGTACTTCTCAAGTGGGGTATTAATCATTGCATTTACACTATTCCTGATTACCACCAAAGAGACATCAGGGTATCGGAACCTAGAAGAACGGCAACTAACAATGGAGGCTATCTTGTCATGAAACGGTCCTATCAACAAGTAATGCTAATAGGTGGGGCACCCGCCGAGCGGTGGGCCATCACTCACTATTACTTAAAGGAGATGCTAAAGCATCAACAGAAGGCAGGTCTAGTCGACTTTGAATTGAAGAGAGCAGTGAAATGGATAGATAAGGATGTATTAGCAAAGCAGGGGGAGGGGGTATGAATGACCTCGATGAACTAACACCCGAACAAAAGAGAGCTACTGCACTATTAGTAGGTGAGGAGATAGCTCTGTGCATTCATGCATTAGGAACAACATCAAAATTTCTCTCACCAAGAGACGGACCTACGCAGACAACCCAAGCGAGTCTATGCGCCAAGTTGAAAAACATCCTAGACAATCCAGGTAAAGAACATCCATTTGCAAAACCAAGAGTCATGCCGTGGCTCAAAGAACTATGACCAATAGACAACTCAAAGAGAAACTATCTAAGCTCTCTGATGAACAATTAGATCAACCCTGTACTTTATATGACACTGTTTATGGTAGTCATCTTAAGGTAAAGGACGTCATTTATGCCGATGAGGAGGATCTAATGCCAAAAGGCTTCCCTCTTATCTCTTACTGACCCCGCCACCACTGCCAAAGCCCTGGAACTGTTATGGATCATCCTGAACTAAATACTAATTTCCTCAATGTATTACGTGAAGAGGCAGAGGTAGCGTTGAAGAATGGGGACAAAGAGACAGCGCAAGCACTCTATAAGTCTCTAATTCGCCTGTCGTTTCCAGTAGTTGAAGCCGAAGTCAAGGAGAACCCTGAGATCATTGTGGCCATCATGGCAGAAGCATGTCAGGAAGGCACAGCAGGGCAAGCCGCACAAATAGTTCTCGATCACTTGCACAAGAAAGGACTGGTCAAATGACGCCGACAAAAGAACTCAAAGCAAAGCTTCAACCTCTCTTTACTGAGAACAATTCTCAATTAATTTGTGAAGCTTGGGACATCAATCCCGATGAATTAGAGAACTATATCTGTATCAATTCATTAACCACATCTAGTCAAGCATCAACCCTCGAAACTATAGTAAACACAGGCGCACCAAACGGATTCAACCCCCAAAGGAGTCGCCATCACCACAATCTAACCAGCTTTGGTTAAAACTATGCACACCGACCCTACCACTTCCGAAACCGAGATCGAAGATCTTCTAAACAAACTCAAAAGACAGGGCTACGAAGTTAAAGACACAGATAGCCCAACCATCCCAGTTGAGAACTTTGTAAAGCCAGGACTAAGACAGAATCTGCCACCAACAGTAGAAGGTAAGACGACTCAACCTGGCACTCAAGAAATAGATCCTATTGAGCATAATTACTCACTACTAAGGCAACTTAGAGATCTAACCGACGAGATCAATGCTTGCCAGACAATTGTCGATTCAATTAAGAGCGAGCTTAAGCCACAACTCATCGCACAGAAAGAGGAGGAACCTGATCAAACTGCCTCAATTTGGGACGAAGGAAAGAACAAGAGAGTTCTGTTACGTGTATCCAACAGTTATGAGCATCCACAAGACTTACAAAAGAGTAAAGAGAAGCTACAGAAGAAATTAGATGTTCTTAAAGGACAAGAGCAACGTTCCATAAAGGCAGCCACCTCTACCATTATCAAAACCAACTACTCAGTGGTGTATCAATGAGCGTAACCGATCTCAAATACCAACGCCATCGGAATCTAATCCTAGATTTTGTGAAAGGCACAGCCAATCAAGAGGACACACAAACTCTCCTCTCAGAAGCATTTGCTTATCCCGATGCAACGATCTGGAGTAAGCACGAACTGAGTAACCATCTTGCGGATTACTACAAACTCCAACCAACCCAGATAGAGGATTTTATGTCTAACTGTCCAATGGACATCAGAGATAGCAAGGAGCATTTAAAAACGCCAATGCCAGTCTTTGAAGGTAAGGACAGCGAGCAAGCTAAGCAACATCAAAATTGCAATCTGGAAGCTCGCTATCACCTGAAGAAAGTTAAGAGCGCACTAAACTCAGGGGCGTTATTCCCAAAAAACTACGAGACAATGGAGGGCTTTTACCAGGCCTTCGAGCAACGACGGAAAATAGAGGAGTGTTATATGCATATCGAAAGGTTTCTAGAGCTGGACATAGAGAATACAGATCTCTATCTCAATCAACAGAAATGACTCAGCTTTATAGAGTCACTTGCAAAAGATGTAATCACACGGAGATGATGGCAGATCTTGCATGGGGGATTAAATACTGTCCCTATTGCAACTCACCAGGCGATCGCTCGGATTACTACATCAATCGGAAAAGATTCTCTCGACTTCGAAAGAGAATATCAAAACTCCGGCAAGTCCTAAGAAGCATTTGGCTCTTTGGACTCTAACCTCTAACCACACACACACCCACCTACCAAAGTCATGATTAAAGCTAGTAAGCACAGCATCTCTATCCCTCTTACGGATAAACAACATGATTTGTTTAGACGTATTGCAAAAGCAGATCGTAGAAAATTAGACGATTTATATCGTCTTATTTTTGCTTGCGGTCTTGAATTTTATTGGTGCGAAGATACATTCTCATTTAAGAAAAGAGATGACGAACTAACTAATGAAGAGAGAAAACAAATAGCTAAGAATAAGGAGATCAAAAAAGGGCTACGAAAAACTGAGGGTAAAGAACTATATGAATTGTCAGATGAAGAGGAGAAAAAATTAGGGTATAAAGAGGTTTGTATGTACCATCGTGGTGGTGGTTATCCCTCAGATTATGATCAGACTAATGAAACGAATCCAAATCTTTGTTATGTCTTAAGTAAAGAAATAACAGAGCCTCTTCTTGATAAGGAGGAAGACTCATGACTACAAAATTTCCAGGAATAACCTTTATTAAGTGTAGAGAGAAACTAGGTTTAAGACTAAGAAGAGAACCAAATTTTGATAGATCTTTAACTACATCCGACCTGCTTTGGGACAAACCAGAAGACCAAGAAAAACTTAGAAGAATAATTAGCAATTCAATAAATGAAACAGAATGGAAACCACATAATGCTATGTGTATGAAAAGGCTATATATAAATTTGTACAGCAAACTAGGTAAGAATAAAGGACTTCAAGAAACATACAAACATATAAACCCAACTGATCTATTTGAAGACAGATTACCAGAACAACAACGTGCAATTGACTATGTAGTGCCTAAAGACGATGCAATACTTACAGAACTCCGTCTAATTAGAAACTACCTAGAGAAGTTAACACTACTACAGGAGGTGAAGTAATGGAACAACCTAAATATGTCTACATCGTTTACATCCCTTATAGCAGAGCAACAGAAGGTCCAATCATAGGTAACCCGTGTCTATCCAAGGAAGCTGCTGCTGAGGAAGTCCTTCGCCTACTAAGCATAGAGGATACCGAGACAGTCATCACGGAAAGGCGACATCACAGAGGCGAAGAGATGGCACAACTGCCAGTCAAGGAAGTGGAGTCTAATGAAATAGCAGATATAGCTGCTACACGAAAGAAACTAGAAAAGCTGGAACTTGCAGATGAATTAGTCAACCACCCACCCACTACCAAGGAGGCAAAACAATGACTGATGAAATGAACAAACATTCCAAGTTCATTCAAAACTTAGGTCTCTCAACTGATGAGACTTTAAGAATTGCTATCGAACTTATCGGGTTGCTCAATAAACGTGCCGAACTGGTTCTAGACAAACTTATTGAAGTAAAAGATCTTGAAGGAGTCTCTCCTGGTGACTTCGTAAACGTGACAAATTTATTATCCGTCACTGATTCAGCTCTAATGATTCTAATCAAAAGTCTCCCCAGAGAACTTCTTGATGACTTCGATAAAAATCTCTTCCCATTAGAACTATGGAGAGAATCAGTAAAAGAGATAACAGAAGAACAAACTCAACCAAAAGGAGAATGAAGCAATGACTGAACTCAACAACATCATCGAATCATTAAAGCTAGAAACACATCAAGTTGAACGACTCCTCAAGCTTGTAGAGGGTGAGATCAATAACACCTTCCAAGACTGGTATATGACGAACAAAGGATTAATGCCAAGTGGTGTTCTAGCTATCAGATCAGAGCTCTATGATCTAGCCTCACAATTAACCAAATCACTACATGATAATGCTGGTGGTTTACCTCTTTTAAGAGAAAAAGAAATGGCACCAGAAGATTATTCGACGGGGCCAAAATCATGATTGAAACCCATCCTGATTTCCAAGATCGCATTGAAGATATAAACCAAGAGGATGCAAACACTATCCAAGACATGATCCAAACCTATAGAGAGATGGAGGAAGAAAAGTATCCAAATCACCCACCTTCGGAAATCTTCACGCGAACCCAACACCGAATATTTACCATGTTCGACGTCATTTCTATCAAACATAGGAGGCACCCATGACTAACACAAGAGGAACAGTTGCTCAGAAGAATACGCGGGTTGAAAGAGCCGCAGAACTTCTCGATCAATCACTATCAATCCGGTCTGAAGTCGTACAAGAAATAGCTAAAGAATATAGAGTCTCGATACAACAAGCTAGAGCAGATATAAGAGAAGCTGAAAAAGTATTAGCCCCAACCTTCGATTTACAAGAAGCTCGATATAAATGGCAAGAAATTGATAATGATTTAAAGCTCTGTACCGTTAGAAGTTTAGAAGAAGGGAACTTAAATGCCGCTGTTGGATCCACTAAAGCGAGAGTGAATCACTATAAACAAATTAACAAGATCGACCCAAGTGCTACATGGGATAGAGAATTAACCGCAGCTTTCTGCGATGATTCTTATCCACCTAATCCGAATAAAAAGATCCCAACAGAGAGACTATCAGAAAGAACGAAGAAGGAACCTTTTAAACCTAAAACCTCAGCACGAAAATATGACATCAATTCAGTAGACTACATTCCTTTCTAACTATGCTCTTACCTGTTCTCTCAACTGCATTAGCCATACTTATATATGGCACCTGCTTGTACGCCATGTATAAGCACTTCAGCAACAGAATCCCTTCCTAATCCATGGCAAAGCTTAACCATGATATCCCGCCAGAACACTGGCGAGCAATTGTTCCCTTCTTACACCATCACATAGGACACATGGAACCATCGCCCCTAGAACCTGATCCTAGAAGAGTCCTCAAACATCTAGAGGAAGCTATCAGAGAACAGTTCCCTGAAGAAAAGGCTGTTCGATGCTTTATAGACAGTCACGAAGTTGACTGTGCAGTATTTAAGAAGGACACACCATGACAATAGTCCAGCTATCAAAAGAGGAAGCTGAATGTGCATATGACTTATGTGTACATTCTCTTTATCAATTACCTGCAACTGAACAAAAGAAAATTGAAACGTATCCAGCCTTTCAAATCCTTCAGAAATTAAGACCTGAGTTTCTACTCTCTCAAAGTCTATTCTGGAAGAGCTAACCAAGGGGCGGAGCAGGATACACATGGATCCGTAAACATCGCTGCCCTAGAGAAAGAAGAGTTACTGGTCGGACCAACTGGTAACAGAATCCCTTCAATCTCTAAGTAAACTCGGGTTCCCATCGAGGAGTATTGAGGGTTCCGGAGGTCGATTCCCCCATCGATCTTTATCAGCTCAACAACTAAGCATGTTCTCGTAAGACCCCAAAAAACCACTCACCAACATTTAGCACCATGAAAACACCCAGATTCAAAATCAATGACAAAGTAGCAGAGAAGGACAGAGGTCTATCATTTAAAAGTCCTAATCAAAAGTATGGAAGTTCACTAAGAGAAGGAATCATTATCAACTGCACTACAAAGAAAAATAAAGTAGGAAGTGCCTACTTTTATTATGACGTGCTGTGGAATGGCAGTAAGAAACCTCAAGAAGTAGCACAACTACGTTTAAAGCCAATCACACAGGAGAACTAAGCCATGACTAAAGAAAATGCAATCCCCCAAGCCTTCCAAATAGGAGACTACGTATCAAAGAAGACGAGTGCTAAATATCTTGGTGCAAAAAAAGCGTTTTCTCCTCTTAAAGGAACAGTTGTAGACACAAGAGTAAAGCACATAAAGACAAAGAAGGGTTCAAAAAGACAAAGAGTTTATGACGTAATTTTTGAAAAGAGAAGCACAGCGCCAGAAAAAGATGTAGCATCACACATGCTACAAAAAATTGAAAGACCTACACGTCAGAGCTAACACATGAAAGTTTATCGTCCTTGCCTTGGATGCGGAAGTAAAAACACAAAAGTCACAGCTACACAACAAACAAATGGGGTTGAAATTAGCCGTTATATACGATGTTTAGATTGTCATTTTCGTTTTCGTTCTAGAGAACAAAGTACAACTGAATCTAAAAGAGCATCAGGAAGCTTTTCTTTAAATACACATCAAATTAATCAAGTAGGATTTAATACTCCTCCTTTATCAATAGACAGATGGGCAGAAATTTATAATGTCTCCACTAGCACAATTACTAAAGCTAAAAATCGATTTTTAAGAAGAGAAAATGCCTTATAAATTAGTAATTCGAGACTTCTTTGAACACTTTGATAAAGGGTGTCCTTATCACTGCTCCAGTATGGCTGAACTCCAAGAGGCAATCGATAAAGTAGACCCAACGATCCTACAAAGCGATGCTGAATGGTTCTTTACATGGTCACAAAGTGGCAAACGAGAGTAAGCTATACAAACAACTTTAAAAGATTAATATTGACTAAACAAAATACAAAATCACCTATTCTTCCTGGTAATACCGTTATAGTTTCAGATGTAACCTCTATCTATAATAGTTACCAAGGTTTTGTTCAACGAATTAGTGGAAACCGTGCTGCTATTCTCTTTGATTATGATCCTTGGGAAAAACTAATCACCATTCCCATTAAGAATTTAAAAAAACAGTAATGTCTAAAAAAACTTACGAAGAAGAACTTCAATACTATATGTCTATGTCTATTCCAGAGCAGATCGAAAACCTAAAAACTTTAGGAAAAGAATTAGATGAAAGATTAAAAAAACTTATCAATCAGCTAGATCAGTAGCAATTTACTTTCGTTTTAGCCGATTTACTTTCGTTTAGGAGGAACCCCCTGTCTTTACAAAATCACATAGAGAGACCAAAGAAAGAATGGACTGATAAAGAGTGGCTACAAGAAGCACATATAATGGTCCACTCTCCTTGGATCACTGACGAAGACAGAGAATACTGGCGATCTAAAATTACAGAACTGACAGATCACGAAAAAACCTTCAGTTAATCACTGGAGGTTTTACTGTCAGTCTCCTTCTTATCTCGTTCCATTTGTTTCACTAAAGTCGCAATAGCAGCATCAACACCAGCCATACGCTGTTCCAAACGATCACGCCAAAAGTTAAGCATCTTTAATCGCCATTTCTGATGCTCTTCAGGACTCATCCTCGACTTAGCACATAACATTGAACCGCTCTCAATCTTGAGTTATTACCCTAATTTTAAACGAAAGATTAACTCCTTATAAAGTACCCACACCTAATAAGTATTTTCGTATGTCTGACCCACTCTCACTAGATTCTACACAGGAAACAAGACTAGTCGTTCAAGCACTCAAAATCGAACGCCTAGAAGAAAAACAAGACGAATTAAGAGAACGTCTAAAAGTTGTAGAGAAATGGGTTATCGGAGCCGCAGCAGTCTTAGCCGCTGGAGTTACTCTTATAGGTTTTGCTACGAACATTAGCAAGGCATATCTCTAATGAACTTTTTAGCAGCAGCTAATATTGATCTCGCCCAGGCCTGGAGTATGTCATGGGGGGAGGGGGTACAATTCATCCTTGTCTTGGTAGTCCTATATTGGTTAAAGAAAAGAATCGATCTGTCATTTGCTAAAAAAGCTGCTAACACTACTATTTATAAAGTAAAGATTGTCAATGATTCCCATTCCAATATTTGAAACAATTATGTTAATTATGGGCGTAGCTTGGCTATGGATACTAATATTAGGCGCAACTGATGACGATGATGACGGAACTGGCTATGGCTACTGAAGCTACACTAAGTGCAAGAGGTAAAACTGCTGCCTTCCTAAATAAAATCTCAACTCCTTACATACCAGTGACTGAACCAACTCCTGAAAAGCCTAAACTAATAACCCGTCAAGAATATTGGGAAGACGCAAAGAAAAGATGGGAAATTCATACCAACGAGATTAAAGATCTGATCAATGATTGCAAATGGATCATCGAGAAAATTAAACCTTATGTACAAAAAGTAGTATCTGTAGTTAAACCCTATATAGATAAAGTAGTAGCTTGGGTACAAGATATATTCAACCCGGATAAAAAGAAAACAAATTGATCCTGCGCCACAACCAAAGACTATATATACAATAGCTATTATTAAAGAATAGTTAGATAAAAAACAATGACAGCAGAAAATATCGAGTGGGATCCTAATGCGTATGACCCAGAAGGAAATGTAATTAAAGACAAAGCCTACTGGAAAAGGAGCGCAGAAAATGCAGCTAGAGCTGCGAATAGAGAGGCTAGCCGAGATCATAGAAAAGACGCTCGAGCACTAAGATCAAAAGATAGAAGTATATCTATGCAAAAAGGTAGAGGAAGAGAAAGCGTAGATAAACGAGATAAAAACGCACATGACTTTTTAAAAAATTATAAAAATCGTCCTATCTTTAAAAACTAATAATAAGAAACCTATAATAGATAAATAAATAGCAAGCAACCAGGTAAAAATGAATCCTCAACCTGAGAGAACTACACGGCAAGGTAAAGCTAAACAACTGCTAGGCGATGCCGCAAATATAGTAAAACTTAAAGAACTAGTAGCTCAGGGTGAGCAAAGATACATACCTCAGCAATCCCAAAGAAGACCCACCGCAAGGAGATAAATGGTTAGAGACAACTTTGACGACATATCAGAAGAAGCGGAACTGCGCCGAACAAAAGATTATTACTCAGAGGAGTACCCAGCAGGACCACACCCTACAGGACGCCGCGCCGCAGGGCCACGGCCAACAAGACCGAACTCAGCAGAACTGCACTCAGCAGAAATGAGTCAAGCAGGAATGTTGCAATCGGGAGAAAACCCTGTTGGCGGTAGATTATATGAATATGTTGAACCAAAGTCGTTCCTCGACCGACATTCACATATGTACGACGCGTTGATAAAAAGTTTTGGAGGATACGAAGATGATGCAAGAGAATCTTTTTGGGCAAATCTCCCAGAAGAAAAACGAGCAGAGCTTTTATATCATGCCAGAAGTGGGATGGATCCTTACTCCCTGTATCTGAGTCCTAAAAGGGCATGAATAAGTCTTAAAGTTAGAATAAATAAATAGTAATCAATACAAATAAAGATGCAATATGCACTCCCTTCCGACGAAGAAAGGTTAGCAATGCTGACTGGAACTGGAATGTATGGAGGTGGCACTAGTCAAAGTATGCCAACTGGTAATAGTGGTGGTGGATACTATTCACAATATCAAGATCCACCAAAACGAAACTATGGCAATTGGCAAGATGCAATGACTATAGCCGAAATGCGAACTATAGGTGATGACATATTAGACGAAGAAGGTAACCCCACAGGAAAAAAAGTTTACGGAGACTGGAGAACTATGCCTGTCCCTAAACAAAAACCTTGGAGTCCAAAAGGTACTGATGAACCTCGATACGCAGGCAGTGGAGGAGGTATCTCTGGAATCCCAGGTGGCGGACGCGGACTCTCCTCTGATGAAGATAGGTATGCAATGCTAACTGGACGCGGCCCCACATCGGAATATGATAGTTCTAATTACGGACCCTCCTCTGATGAAGATAGGTATGCACTATTGACTGGACGCGGCTCCACATCAGGAGATGACATGGCTTGGTCTGGCGGATCAAGAGACTTTGACGAAAGCACAGGAACCTATCGTCCCGGATATAGAGGAACTAGTGAAGATGATAGTTCTAATTACAGTAATAATTACGGACTCTCCTCTGATAGAGATAGGTATGCAATGCTAACTGGGAGTGGTGGTGAGGAGTCTAGTGGAAGTAGTGGCTATGCCCCCTCTAACTACAGCCTTAGCGGCCTCTCCAGTGGACTTTCTTCCGATAAAGATAGGTATGCAATGCTAACTGGAACTGGAAGTGGTTCATCTGATTCTAGATATTCACCAAGTCTGTCCCGACTTGACTTTTTAGCACAAGAAAGAGTGAAAGATCAGGCTGATGGTATATATTCCACAGACGGTTATGCTGAATTCAGCCCAACTGATAGAAAATATATGGACAGCAGAATGAGATATTACAGTGGTTATTGATGGTAAACTTCTGTACCTAATACATAATTAAAAACTAGATTTGCTACAGATAGAATTAATATCATACAATTAAAAAAATAACCGAGAAATGTCGACCGTAAAAACTTCAGATCAATTTAAAGATATTGAAAATTATGCAAAAGATATTGGAGACTCTGATAAAAAACTAAGATTCGACGAAATTCAAGGTCTTGCAGATAAATGGAAAACAACAGGAGAGAGGATGGCGGGTGAAAGAGTTGAAGCCGCAAAAACAGCAGAGAGAACAGCCGTACAAGATGAATACAAACAAAGAGCGACGTCAGCAGGCGCTACAGATGTGGACGACCTTATTCGGACATATGGAGAACGGGGAACCCAGTTATCTGAACAGCAAAAGAGCTATGACCGTCTTGGCATTGATGACCACAGTGCCCTAGTTTCAGGGTATGAAACTAGGGGATCAGATATAACGGGGTTACAAGGTGATGCGGCAGCAGCGCAAACAGCGTTTAATACAAAATATGGAGATCTACAATCAGAATTGCAGGCAGAAAAAGCATTATATGGAACAGGAGGAGAGAAAGATTATCAGCAAAAAGTGTGGGATCTAGAGCAAAAACAAAAAGAATACGAAACACTCACCGGAGCCAAGGACACTCTACAAACTGCCTATGACACACAATCACAATTATATGGAGAAGGAGGAGAGAAAGATTATTCAGCCCTAAAACTAAAAGAAGCACTAACTTCACAAAATCTGTCACAGTATCAAACAGGAGGAGATAAGGATTATGGTGCAGCTGTACAAGATCTACAAGACCAGCAGTCAGATTTCAATATAAAATATGGAGATCTACAAGGAAAATATGGAGACCTTAAAGGACAGTATGGAACTTTAGAAGGTGAACATGAAGGTCTTGGAAAACAATACGGAGACCTACAAACCTCATACCAAGGTGTTCAAGACAAATATGGAACAGGAGGAACTCATGATTATGAAGCCCTACAAGAAAAATACTCAGGAGTGCAAGGAGAGTATGGACTACTCCAAGGTCAACACAAAGGTCTACAAGACTCATACCAAGGTGTTCAAGATAAATATGGAAAAGGAGGAACTCATGATTATTCAGCCCTACAAAAAGACTACGCAGGTCTGCAAGGAGAGCATGGATACCTCCAAGGTCAACACACAGGTCTACAAGGCTCATATGGAGAACTAAGAGACAAATATGCAACAGGAGGAACTCATGATTACTCAGCCCTACAAAAAGACTATGGAACTTTACAAGGAAGACACGGTGAGTTACAAGGAAGATACGAAGGGCTGTCAGGTAGCCAATCACAACCTACTCGGGCTCCTATAGTTAAAGATGATCGAGGAGTCCAAACGACAAACCTAGGAGCTTATTCAAGTGGTGGTCCCACTAGCGGATATAGCGCAGGAACTCCCAGACCTAGTGGCGCAGAGGCTTCACCCTATGATTATTCCTATGATTATTCTCGTGACGGTTCAGGCACTAGACCTAAAAACCCTAATCTAATGTCCGATAAAGATAGAATGGCTCTTCTGACAGGAAAGTAATTCTTTCGACTATCATCACTAAAAATAAGAGGATTTAAAACAATGGGTAGCGGCGGCGGTTCAAAAAGAAGTTCCAGAGAAAGAGAAGGTGTCTACACCAGAAAGGACATGGAGGAACTGGATGAACATTGGAAAAGTAACTACGAAAACTTATCAACACAGCACGAGCAACAAGGACAACAGTTAGAACAAACAAGAACTGGGGCTACGCTACGAACTGACCTTCATAATGTGGAACGAGAAGCTCTACTAGCTGCTCAAGGAGCAGCTATACGTAGACCTCCAGTTCAAATAGCACCAGTAAGTGGACAAGGTATTAGCCCAGTAGAGGAAGCAATAGCAGCATCTCTGGCAAAGCGAAGTGATGATGAAGAAAATCCATATCTGCGATCCCCAAGATTTGCCCAGCCCCCAGGATATTAAATCCTAAAATAAACGTATGAATAGGCAGTAAAGTGCAATGGCTAACTTGTACACATACATGATTACTGCCATGAAAAACAGTACAGATATGAATAAACACCATCAATCTGTAGTTCGCAGATTAGATGAGATACTCAATAGTTTAGATATATTACTAGAAGATCCACTCTTCATCGATAATATCCACGGAGAACAAGATCTCAGTCTGGATCAGACTGTAGAGCTTATAAAAATCATAAAAACACAGTTTTTGCCAGGAAAAGAAGCTCCTGAAATCTCCCCTCTCTACGAATCTGGCGCGTTTGATGTATCATGAAAAAGTCCACCTGCACACAACACCATGACAGGCTATGCTCCTCTATTCAATCTCAGTGCTGACAAATCAGAACAGTACCTCCAAGACGAAGCTTTAAGAGTTCTTAAAAGAGACGCTAAGCATGCACTAAAAAGCCACGATCCTAACGAACGGCTCCAAGGTGTTCGCTCTATCCAACTTCTTAATTATTAATACTTGAAATCTAAAGATTTCTAAGTAGACAGAACCCTTACCACTGCTAGTATGAGTTTCCTGAACTCAGTCATAGCAGTGGTTTTTCATTGTACAGAACCTTCTACAGTGCAAATTAATTCCCCTCATAATTAAATACGCGAATAAGAAAATAAAAATCATGATGAGCATGAAAGGAGCTACAGCAACTAAAAAACTTGCCTGGGCAATACTTACAAAAACAAATCCTAGTGAAGTTATAAAAGTAACCAATCACGAAGAAGCTGATCAAACTGTTAAAGATAACCCCGAGGTATATTACAAGTCAGGACCATTTCTATTGGCGTAAGAATGAGCATGAGAGAAACTCTCCTAAAAGCACAGCGTATGCACGCTCAAGGAGAAATTGAAATGCATCGAGCAAATATAGAAGTATATCTAAAAAATCCAGTAGGTATCGGAGAACACCCAGGAATTACAGAAGCAATCAGTGAAGAGTTAGATAAAATGGCACGTTATCATGATCAATTAGAAATACTCAATAAATATTTCGAACTTTATAAAACAGATAATGATCCAAACAATCTTACTGCCATCCTAGGAGAAAAATAGCAGATAAAACAATGATGCCTGTTGTAACAGAAATTCTTTTTAACCAAAAGTACACTCCAACTATTGCAAGAGAATCGCAATCTGCTAACTTTAATCAGTATAAAGACTCAGAACCGAATGGGATTCCCAGTGACCGGCCACGTCGTATTTATATATCACTCAGACGTTGGATCGCATCATCCTCAATTCGCTTCCTTCAGTGAAGCAGAAAAATTTGCAAACGATTTACGTGCCCTAACAAAACTCACTGTGAGTGAACCCATCCCCGTTATTGCAACAGAATCACATAAAGAAAGAATCGCAGACTTCCATAACTGACATGCTATCTTTAGTAATCACGTATCTTTTTAAATAATGGCTTCTGTCATAAGCGTCTCTGTGCCAGCTGAACTCGCTCGTAGATGGAAAGCATCAGAGAAGAATATAAGTCCCTCTGCACTCTTCCAAACTGCCTTAGAAACAGAATTAGATAATACAAACAAGGCAATGAATTATTGGAGCGGTCGTGCTCTTTCAGCTGAGAAAAAATTAAAAACTATTCAAAATGTAATCAATGCCAATGATAAGGATGTCAAGAAATTTCTATTGTTCGAAAATGATCGGTAGCAGTAGAATAGATCAGTCATAAATGTCTACTCATTTAATGAATGTAGTTATAACACCAGACTTATTTCCTATGACTAATAAAACTACTGAGCGGCACGAAATACTCTCCGTCTTAGAAGAACTAAAAGAAGAACATGTAGTGCCAATTAATATGAGTACCGGAGAATTTATGATGGAATGTATGTCTCGAGGACTGAACGATTATCGAAAAGATCTAGTTGTTTACGATTGTTAGAATAATTTAAAAAGTAAATATAGAAAATGCCTAGCGAAGAGGAAACTAGAGAGTTTTTAAAACAATTCACTGCGCAACAAGAAACAGACACAGACCCAACTCAAGTAATGAGCTGGCAAGAGAGAGTGGCTGCAAGAAAGGAAGACAGAATTAGAACTAGACAAGAAGCTGCAGAAAAAGCAAAGGCAACTTTAGAAGGTAGAAATACAACTAATCCACCACGTAAAAAAGATGGTAAATCAAATCCCGAATATGATGACTATCGTCAAAAACAACTAGAAGATGAAGGTCTACTAGGAGAAACTGATCCAAATAGCGTATGGGCTAACCTTGAAAGAGGTGTTCGAATAAGACCTGAGCAAATGGGACAAGGTCATCAAAATGTAGGTGATTTTGTAGGCGATGCCGAGAATGTAGCTAAGTTTATAACAAAAATGCGTGCCGATTTAAATCTAGAAAATCCGCAAAATGAACAGCTAAGAGGTGATAATTATCAAGGCTATGACCACCCCGACTTACTACCAGGGGAATATGACCGGAAACGCTATGCCCCATAAAATAAAAAATGAATGACTTTACTTACGTAATACTCTGGACACTAACAATAAACTTGACCATAGTAATACTCCTCCAAATATTCTTAGATACTGAAGAAGATTAATTATAGTATTACATAGTGGAAATTCGATTCATCAACCGAGAAAAGAAATCTTTGCCACCCACTTTGCTATCAGCCAATATATAGTCAGAACCACTGTTGCTGAACCAATTGACAAAGCGAGAAAAGAGATCATTTGATGGCTTGATTGAGTTCATTATTCATATATAAGTTTATAGGATGTTAGAGGTAAAAGATAAATAATTCCGTAACATCTGTAGCCAATCTAGAGTAATCATATCTGCTAAAAATAAAGTGACTAAGCATTACACCGTTGGATATCACGAAGCTGATCGTTCACATCGAGATATTTGTACTTATGCTAATAGTTCTTTCGAAGCTGAGGAATTCGCCACAGAAGATGTCATTTACTTACATGAACATCCTAATTCAATCGAGTCAATCTGCCTAGAAGATTAATAGCCACCCCTCGTGGGATCTCCTCCCGTCATACTCTCTCTAAATCTTCTCTGATATTCAGGCGGACCGCCTGAATTTTCAAGAGTCGTAGGATTCGCTATAGTAGCGCCGCCTCCACGTTGATCAGACCCTTGATTAACATTAATAGGAACATTGGCATCAGCAACCAACCAAGGATCAGCATAAGGAACTGATACCTGAGGATAATCAAGTAGCAAATCCCGATCCAGACCTGGATCATGAGGTTCATAAACACGCTCAAGAGGATCTATAGGACCCTGTGCATCCATAATGCTCTTCATCTTTTCATATTGAGGATCATACGGATTATCAAGAGGATTAGACGCCAGTGTGTCACCCAGAGTTACTCCTGTATTATTGTTCTTACCTGCCAATAAACTCTGTAAAAACAACCGCCCGTTACCTAAAAACGCAGGATTGGCACCTGGTAAATTGCTCTGATCTCCAACAGATGGCTCTCCATCTGGTCCTAACCAGTGGCCAGGAAACGTACCAGGCATAAGCGGATCATCATATTCCATGACGTGCCGATATCTACCAGTACCTCCAGGTTCTTGTTCTACTCCCCTCCAATTCCAATTTCCTGTTGGAGAGATAAGAGGTGGGAAAGTGTTTGGGTCTATGGATTCGTAACCGCTCATAGGTTGCATTTCCATCTTTCTATCAATACTATTTCTTTTAATTTTAACTGTACTAAGTACTACATCCAATTAGAAGCCTGCCACCGCACTAGTCGCGGGAGGCCAATACTGCTCTAGTTCAATGTTCTTCGGAAAGAAATCTAGTCCTTGCTTCCACTCTTCACTCCCAAAATCTGAAGCATCCTCAATATAAGCTGGAGCTTGTATTGGAGGCTGATAGGGTAGGAACTGTGGATGAACTGAATCACTCATAATTCCTGTATAAGGAGAAGCAACAGGAGGTCCTACATAATCTGTTACCCCTAGACTATTCATCAATTGCTGGTCCTCAATAGATTCATCAGAAAAAGCATGATCTAATTGCCACTGTCTCTCATGTGCAGGGGAATGTCCTTTTCTCCAACCTTCACGTCCAATCATTTGTTTAACAGCGTCATTCCCTATATCAGCAGGCTCCCAAGAACGACCGCCTATATATTCTGGTAAAAAACGTCTTGCGTTGTACCAACGATCTTCTATAGAAGGATTAGCTCCTGGCATTTTTCTAATTAACAATATATCCTTTAATTTTAACTGTACTACGTATAAAAAAAGACCTGAGGCACCACCCCCAGGTCCTTCAGTTGTTTAGCACACACGCACACGGTAAAAACCATGCACCTATAAAAATCTAGCTAGAAAAACACTTAAACGTCAACCAATTGAAGGTGCCAATAGAGCAACCTCAGTGGTGTCAGTAGAAGCTAGATCAAGTGGGAAGTTATGAGCGTTACGCTCATGCATGACCTCCATACCTAAATTGGCACGGTTAAGGACATCACCCCACGTTGGTACAACTTTCCCATTCGCATCAAGGATGGATTGATTAAAATTGAACCCATTTAAATTAAATGCCATAGTGCTTATACCCATAGAGGTAAACCACACGCAGACAACGGGGAAAACAGCAAGGAAGAAGTGAAGAGAGCGGCTGTTGTTGAAGCTTGCATACTGGAAGATTAAACGTCCAAAGTATCCATGGGCTGCAACGATGTTATAAGTTTCTTCCTCTTGCCCAAATTTGTACCCGTAATTTTGAGACTCATTCTCGGTCGTTTCCTTGATAAGAGAGGAGGTGACCAAGGAACCATGCATAGCAGAGAACAAAGCGCCTCCAAACATCCCCGCAACCCCCAACATATGGAAAGGATGCATAAGGATATTATGTTCCGCCTGAAAGACAAACATAAAGTTAAACGTCCCTGAGATACCCAACGGCATACCGTCAGAGAGACTTCCTTGTCCGAACGGATAAATAAGGAATACCGCAAAGGCGGCTGAAACTGGTGCGGAATAAGCGACACAAATCCAAGGTCGCATTCCTAATCTATAGCTAAGTTCCCATTGTCGTCCCATGTAAGCAGAGATACCAATGAGGAAATGGAAGATGATGAGTTGGTATGGCCCTCCGTTATAGAGCCACTCATCAATCGTCGCAGCTTCCCATATTGGGTAAAAATGCATTCCGATTGCGTTGGAACTTGGGACAATCGCACCTGAGATAATGTTGTTTCCATAAAGGAGAGATCCTGCTACTGGTTCACGGATCCCATCAATATCAACAGGAGGAGCAGCTATAAATGCAATAATAAAACAGGTTGTCGCAGTCAAAAGACAAGGTATCATTAAGACTCCAAACCAACCGACATAAAGCCGATTATTTGTAGATGTTACCCAGTCACAAAACTCCGGCCATCCCTGTAGCAGAGAGGAATCTAACTCCCTCTGCTTTATGGCAGTGCTCATGATGATTGGTTATTAAAAAATAATTAAGCCTGTTAGATGGCTTAGCATAAGTCTACATGGGCTAGATAAGCTTATGATCCAAAAGTATTCCTAATCCCTAAAGTAATCTATCTAGTCCGTATATCACTAGTATAAATACGAGACAAATGACCTACAACGATGATCAGGAAGCAATAAAAATCATTTATAAAAATGAATTTTTCGCTAAACCTGAAAACAAACATAGACGTGATGAATTAATAAGAGAAATCCTTAAAAACCAAGTTGAAACAGAAAATAAGATTATGAACGCAAAAAATCAAACAACAGAATAAATCTCCAAGTCTCAGATTCATTATGTGCCTCGTGCCATTTATGGTCATCGAATGCAAATGCTTTACCAGGTTCCCAATGATGGACAGTATCTTCAACTCGGAGCCAACAAGAAGAGGAGTTCTTAGGAATAATTAATCCTAAGTGACCACGATAAACATCCTCATCAATGTAGCCCTGATGAGGTTTAATATGTGTGTGAGGAGCTAAAGCTGAAAACCCAGCAGTTCTCAATCCGGGGATCTTTTCAACTAACTCAGTTGTTTTTGGACACAACTTACAGTTCTTTTCATTCTTTTTACCAAGTGTGTAGAGACCAAAAACATCCCATTTCCCTACGTATAGTTTGGTATCAGGCCATTCTATGAAGTGATTAGTGTCATGCTCAACTTCATCAAAAAATAAATCATCAAGCTCTTCAAGTATGTCTTGCCAATTCCCTTCTAGTGTTTCTAAAAATGGAAATTCCACGGCAAGACATTAAGAGCTTACCCAGTTTAATCAGACTGCTACTTTGCGATCTTTAGGTTCGTAATGGTAAACAACGCCACGATAAGTATGCTTCGCTTCACCACGAACACGCTTAAGCTCGCAGTCAGAGCTGCTAAGTACTTCGGGCTTCTGATAAGAAATGCCTCTGTAGGTTAAACGTTTCATAAGAGTGTCCTCTTGCGTGAGTCCTCTTAATTATACATTTTTTGTAGCGATCGATACAGTTTGTAGTGATACACCAATAGTTAAGAAAGTATTAAGAAACTGGAGGGGAGCAGCCCAACCGCTGTCTCTCGGCAAGGCCCTTAATTTAAAAGCGCAGGAAACAGTAAAAACCGCGCTTCCCTCCAGGCCTGACACTGTTCTTCTCCGGCCCACCGGATATAATACAATTACTATACCCTTCGTCCCAAATTGAGGCGGTTTGATCAGGTTCCTCACTCTTCTGTTCTTTTTTTAAGACCTATTAAATATTTAGACCCGCGAGCATCGCCAAATAAATGGTTGAAATTTATATTGCTTGATCTTCTGAAACAAGATACAGAAGAATCAAAAAAAGCATTGGAATGGGCTCTACCAGCAATGGCTAGTTGGCTAGAAGCTGGGTTAATAGATCAGCTGTTTGCGGAATGGATAGAGCAGTACATCCATCTTTTAGAAAAACCTGAAAACAATCAAAATAACGAGAACCAGCTGTGTTTGCATATAGATTCTTAGGAGTAAGTCCTACTATCTTGAAATGTTTTCTCACAGGGTCTTGTATAAGAGGAGGACGATACCAACGAAAAGCTTTACGCTTAGTATCTAAAATCCACTCTGGATGATGTTTATGCCAGCGGCTCCAAGCATGAAACTGCCGATCTGGATCACCGGATGTGCAATCTAATTCAATAAAATCACCTGACTGAATTACCCAACGTAAACGTAAGACTTCTTGAAATCCTCGACGGATCGCTTTCATTCCAACTTTACCAGTGAACTGATTCTTTATAGATCGTTTCCGTTTATTAGATCGATCATTCCACCAATCATTTAACTGACGACGAGACTTACCAACAGCAAAACCAACCTTCCAAAAATAGTGGCCTTCCTCATATTTGTACTCAGGAGAAACACAAACTTTGCAAAGTTGATCCTCGACATAAAATGTAGAACTTGTAAACTTGCGGCGTACTCGATAAGTCATCGTGGAAGAACTACTAAAGCTAATTCAATCAGATCCTCAGCTCTGGGAAATAGTTGAACAACTAAAACACCAAGACGAAGAACCTGCTGATTTTTTTCTCAATGTAGCAAACATGCTAGCAGTCGAATTTGAAGAACTGCATAGAACAGATTTAAGCGACAAGCTCGCAGCTCTGTTCGGGGGTCTACCAGAACCAGCATTCAAAATGGTCCCACTTCTTGTTCACATCGCATTAGACATCTTTCTAATGAGAGCTATACCCAATTCCGACGCAATAAAAGATTGAGCCATGCAAAGCGGATTCGTATTATATGACCCTGATAATAAAAAAATACTGTGCATTTCAGGGGATAAAACAAGTGTAGAACTTGTCGACGTTAACAAAACAAACAACCTAAATAAAGCGCTCTGCTTGCCCGACCTAACATCGGTTAAGAATATCTACGAACGATTCAAAAAACTAGCTTTAGTTGAAGAACTTGATATAGTAAACATCGCAAAATTATATAAAAACTGCTACTAATGCATGCCAAAATACGTATTTGACTGTGAAACCAATGGTCTAGTCCATGAATTAGACACAGTCCACTGCCTAGTACTTCGTGATATTGAGACTGGAGACGTCATCAGCTGTGCAGATCAAAAAGGATATGAACCGCTATGCAATGGTATTCATTTACTAATGCATGCAGACGTACTAGTCGGACACAACATAATAAATTTTGACTTCAGAGCCCTACGAAAAGTTTACTCAGCCTTCAAAAGGAAAAAAAACTGTGAGCTCGTCGATACACTTATCCTCAGTCGTGTCCTATGGCCAGAGTTAGAGCCAGTTGATGAACAAAAATTCTCGCACATTAATCCTAAAAACAGGGGAAGACATTCTCTAGGAGCATGGGGAGACCGACTAAATGTTAATAAAACCAGCCTCTCAAAAGAGGGCGCAAATAAATGGGATACATGGTCAGAGGAAATGCAAAAGTATTGCGAAAACGATACCCTAGTCTCATTAGAACTCTACAAATACTTCCAATCTCAAAAATTAGACCTAAGATGCCAAGAATTAGAACATTCCTTTGCAATTATCATGACATTACAGGAGAGCTTCGGCTTTCCTTTTAATGAAAAATCTGCATATGCTCTAGTTAATACCTTAAAAACCCGACGCACTGAAATTGATGATGAATTACAAAAAGTCTTCCCACCAATCACAGAAGAAAGACTTTCTCTTAAAACCGGTAAGCGACTTAAAGACAAAGTCACTACGTTTAACCCCGCTTCACGTAAACAAACTGCCGATCGGTTACGAGAACATTATCCTGAGATTAGATTCAGTAAAACCGAAAAAGGGAACGTTAAACTTGATGACGATGTCTTGGAACTTCTGGGTAAAAAGTATCCAGAAGCTGCTCTCTTAGCTGAATATCAATTACTTAATAAAAGGTTAGGACAGATATCTGAAGGGAAAGAAGCTTGGTTAAAACACAGTCAAAAATATAAAGACAGTAGAATTCATGGCTCAGTAATAACAAATGCCTGTATAAGTGGAAGATGTAGCCATCGAAGTCCTAACATGGCACAAGTACCACGAGTAGGTCATCAGTTTGGAGCCGAATGTCGTGCACTTTTCTATGCCCCTAATGGATGGTTACTAATAGGGGCTGATGCCAGTGGTCTAGAACTACGTGGACTTGGTGCTCAATTAGCATACTTTGATGGTGGAGAATATGCAAAATTAGTTAGTACTGAAGGTTTTGATATTCACACCCATAATGCAAAATTATTCGGAATATTTGATGGGAAAGGAACTATTGATAAAAAAACAAGAGAACTGGCAAAAACTTTAATTTATGCTGTACTTTATGGCGCAGGCGCCAAGAAATTAGGGACAATACTAGATGTTTCATTAGACGAATACAAACAACAAGAGCTAGGCCGAGAAACTATTAATACGTTCTACAAAAACCTACCAGCAATTAAACAATTAAAAGATAAAGTCGATGAACGTGTCCTAAAACGTGGCTATCTTACGGGGATAGATGGTCGACATTTACAAATAAGATCCAGACATTCTGCGCTAAATCAACTACTTCAATCTACTGGCGCAATTGCAGTCAAAAAAGCAACATGTATCCTATATGAAGATTTATACAAAAAGGGGCTAAAATGGGCTTGCCACTTTGCCTTCGTAGCACATATCCATGACGAGATCCAAGCACTCGTTAAGCCACAATTCGAAGAACTCTATAAAAACTCAGCAATCAATTCATTTCGAAAAGCCGGTGAGTTCTATAACCTAAAATGTCCTTTAACCGGTGAAGCTAAGGAAGGTAAAAACTGGATGGAGACTCACTAAATGATGAACAAGAAGCAACACCAAATCAAAGCACGGTGGTATTACATTTTCTGGTCAATTATGTCAGCTTCCGTAGTAGCTGGACAAATCTATGTTGGAACTGGCTATAGAGAAATGTCAGAAACGATTAAACAGGCTGTAATTCGTTTTGATCATCCTTTAAGCGTTCCACACAAACGTTGAGACATGTCTCCTCTTCATCGTCTAAATAACAATGAGAGATACACTCAAAGTAAGTTTCAACTGGATCATGTGTGTCCATTTCAACACTTTACCCTACTGACTATCAAAAAGTCACTGAGTAAATCTTCTCAAAAAGAGGTAAATGGACAAGCATGACATTCCAATCTTAGGTGACTTTTACACCAAAAAAGAAGTAGATGCAATGGTTGCAGCTGCTGTTGAAGAAGCTAGAGCGATCGATGCTGAATCAATGGCACAACATAATTTCAAAGCCACAGTTATTAGTATTATTCTCGGATTTATGTGTCTTGCCTTATTCGTAGATGGATTACTTCGTATACTAGGTATCATTCCACCATTCATGGATATCGACGTTAATATTCTGGACGATATAGCAGAAAAAACTAAAGCAATTGTAGAAAAAGATTTAGCACCTATGTTAAATAAAATTCCTAGAATTTGACTTCGTCCGAAAGGACTAAACAGCAGTACCCCAAGGATTAATATCCCAAGATCCTACCGGTGCTCTAGTTGCAGAAGATTGATATGGATGCGGAGGTTTACCATATTTACCCAACATAGTTCTACCAAGGTGAGGCATTAGTGGATTAAAGCCCTGATTCGCCATGACTTCTACTTCATCAGAATCAAAAGACGTTCCACCTGCTTGCCAGACTGGATCAGTCAGCATTTGAGGAACACCCTCTACTTGATGATAAATGGTGTTTCCACGAGCAGCGCTTGCCTTTTCCACTGCTTTCACCCATTTTTCTAATTGACCTGGATGTGAAATCTGAGCTGAAGCACCAGTAATAGGATACTGTTCTCGTAACCGATCGGTAATACTTCTACGTGGTGGGTTCATACTTATATCTCTTAAGGTCTATGGAAAATAACTATATCCTGTAAATTTTTTAAACGCTCTGGATCAGTAACCTTATAAGGATCATTCTTATTCCAGTGCTTCTGCCACTCCTTTATATAAGGTTCGCGCCAGGGTTCTCCAGCTACCTCAAATCCATGGATCATACTTCGCTCCCAATCAGATTCCCAGGGCAGTTGACCCCTATTTTGCAACGGAAGATCTGCAGGTTCCTCCCACCGAGGCTCACTTTTGTCTGGCATAGGAAGATCAGGACCTCCATGATCCACCCAAGAGGGCCCAGTTGGCGCAGTAGGAGTGTAGTTCCTATACTCATACTCCATTGGGTCGGGAAGATTGTCCATCATCGACATATATCCATAGTTCATGTTTTCCGAAGGCATCGGAGCAGGAACCTCAGAACCTTGAGAAAGCCATGGATGTTGAGGCCTCCAGTTGGATCCTAAGCTCTCAGTAAACTGAGGTCTTAAAGCTCTGGCTCTATTAACAGCATCCTGATGCTCAGGACTTAAAGGGTCGCCAGGAAGCATTATGTTTAATGTGGCTGCGACATCAGGATGCAACATATCAATTAAATAAATTAACTACTCTTGTTTATTTTAAGTTATCCAAGTACAGTCCTGATGCTCAGCTATATCTCATGCCGACCCAAAATCAAAAAAGTGAACGTCTTGAAGACATGTCTAACGAAGAACTTGCAGAATTACAAAGTGGCTTCCTAGACTTGCGTAATCATGCCGATAAACATCTTGAAGTAATATTAAAAATCATACAAGATCGCCTCGAAAAAAACCTCATCAAATAACCATGAACATCCTCACTGCATGCGCCACATACACAGGGCACGTACAAACTTTCAATGGCCTTGAAGCACTTCGTTTCCTAATCCCAGATGGTAAAGATAAGGATGGAAAATCAAAAGACATCCCAATCTTCGTCATCCCTAACCTCCCAGCTGGTAATAGCTGTGCAGCAGGAGCATACGAGATAGGCACAAACCTTCTAATAGAAGGACGCGTCTACAAAAGAAATCTAACTAAACAACAAAAAGATGAAAAAATTATTGATGACAGATTATATGTAGTACCCACATGTCCCCTACAAGTAGCTAATAAAGCTTTAAAAAAAAATCGAGTCGATCTAGCTGGAGGTGTCGGTTTTATAGAGCCACAAAATAGAGATGACGTTTTAAATTTTGGCTTAGTGTGCTCTGGACAACCTCAAAGACGTCTAAACGTCACACCAGATAACAATGGAGTTGCTTTTAAAATTGCAGCTTGGAATGACGATTGCAACCGTTTAAAACATCTTCTTTACCAAGGACGACAGATTGCACTAGGAGGAAAACTCAACTTCAGAGCCTACCTTAGTAAGGAAGGAATACAACGTTGCGAATACAGGATAACAATTAAAAGTAATCAAACTTCAGCATTTGGTTCAGGTAAGCCAAAAGAAAAATCAACTAGACGAGATCTGGACAGCCTGGACGGAGGAGTCGGCACCACAAGCAAGCCAGAAGTCTTTGAATCCCCACATCAACAAGCAATCGCAAATACAACAATAGATATTAAAGATCCTGTCAATGATGGGATTCCTTTCTAAAATTCCAACTTAACGCTATCCTTTACACAAATACCAGAAACTATGTCTGTACTTGACCGTTATCTTGACACTGAAAAGTATCAAGGAGAAATTCGTCCTCTACCAAAAGCACTCTTCTATCAAAGATTCGGAAAACATGAACTATGGATAACAGATCAAGATGCCGATAAAGCTGGAATTGATACTAAAAAAATTAAAACCCAGCCTGACGCTCAAAAAGCAAAAAGAAAATTTGGTAGTGGGACAAGTGGTGTCACTAAAGAAGGCATTGTCTTAAAAACCCCTAGGCTCATGATCATTCGTGGTGCAAAATATGATGATCCAGTATTTTGGGAAGATAAAAGACCAGAAGAACAAGGAAAAATATATGGACAAGTTGGAGTTATTCCCAATCTCTGGGAGGAGTGGAATAATGATGACAGTAAACCAGGTGATCCACCATTTAGAAAGCGTCGCGTAATCCTATTCTTTATAGTTGATGAAGATGGGGTACCTATTAACAAAAAGCCAATCTCCTTAGCATTGCATGGTGGCGCATCAATTAAATTCGTCGAACGCTATCAACAATTCCTAGAACAATTGGAAGCAGCATTTAGTAAAAAGTACAACACTAAATCAGCTGCAGCCATGAGTGACTTACAAGCTGCTGCATCAATCTGGACTCCCACATTCGAAGCAGAGGAATATGGAACTGATGCTGGATCATCAGCAATCACAGTCGCCGAATCATGGGTAGTACCTTCTCCAGATAATCTGGAAGATTTCTATCCAAAGAAAGAAGAAGATTTCAAATACATTGAAGAAGTCTTTGAATCCATACCACCGGCACTCGTATATAAAAGATATTTTGCAGCTTGTGAAGATGAATCACGGTGGCATTCACTAGTCCCTGGAGCATTAGATAGCTTGAAACTCCCTGAAGCTAGAGATGTAGGACCAACAATAGGGATCCGAGATGAAACCGGTGCTCTAGCAGGTGGACTCAAATAACTCTAAGTGAAATATAAATGGAATGTTGATCCAACCGATCCAACAACCATTTTACGTTTAATCAGCGAATTTGAAGGTGCCTGGTATCTATTGAACTGTCTGGATCAACCGGAAGATCTCGACACAATAGATACCTTGCGCAAAAAGTATTACAAACTTTATTTTAGAATGCTTAAAGAACAATCAAGTACCTAGGCTACCTTGATCTCATATCATGCCAACCTCTGTCTAAACCACCGGCAAATCTTGCAGGAACAAATTCCCTTAAATTAGGATCTACAGTGAGGAAAGTCCTCGTGGGTTACCGTTTAAAACATCTTCTTTACCAAGGATGTTTTGAAACGCGGCCATCAGGTTGCATCGGCATCTGTGGCCACGTTTCCGGTGATAGCCAAGGATCATCTCCAGCGAATCTTGGAGGTGCACCATAAGGTCGTGGACCTAGATCTCCTCGCATGTCCCTAGCATCCTCCGACAAGCTTTCTGCGGAGAAAGGCAGTGCCCCCAGAACCTCCTTTTCTGACAGCTTCTTCTTTCTAGATCTAGCTCCCATAACTCCTTACCAAATCAATACTAAACTAGTATTCTAAAAGACCTTCTCCTCGGACTAAAAATGGCACAAGAAACAATGCTTTATTTCATTATGACAAGACTCCTATTCATCGCCATTGGAGCAGGTCTAGCAGCAACTATCGTTGGAATTATAGGCCTAGCTTTACAGAGTACAATAGAAAATGAGTGACTATCTCTTTGATGACAAGCATTTATTTGAACCCATGAAAGAAGAATTATCAGAAAGTGCCATAAAAACATTAAAAAGTAAAGGTTACATTTGGGATCCTCATGAAAGTTGGTGGGTACGAGTCTGGACTACCAATGAAGGAAAAGAAAAAATCCTAGAATGCTATAGCCGACATGGAAAGGATCAATGGTCAAAAGTAATGGTCAGTGAAAAAGGTTATATTTTCTATGAAGAAACCGTTGACAACTTAGAATGAGCCTTATCAGCTTTAATAATCAACTTCTGCGCCTCTTCTCGAGTTAAACATTGTTCGGCCTTGACTGCAAACTTCAATAACTTTTTATGTTGCTTTTTCTCGTTCATTCCTGATGCTGTGTTTTAGTAATCTCATGTGTTTCGAATTGTGCTAATCGTTTAGCTAGGCCACGAATAACAACCTGTCGATGTATACAGATTTTTAATAGATTCATAGCACCTTGACGCAACTGCTCAATATCTTTGGCATTCTCAATCTCTTTCGAAACTGCTGTCAAAGTAAACTCATCTTCTAACGTCGGATCAAAATCAGTAGGATCAAAGGATACTTCCACTAATCGAAAAGACGGCATAAGACACACACTTATAATTCAGTCTATCTAATGTTATTGACAGAAAACCAACAAACTATAAAATTGAACTATATCTTTTCATAAAAAATGCCAAGAAAATCTGTATGGGAAAGCAATAATGCACCGAGAGAAACTGTACCGAAGAAAACCTCTATTGGGCATGGCAGACGAAAACGAGGCTCCTTCCTATGGAAAAGTAAAAAAAAGTATAGAGGTCAGGGAAAATAATGGCTGATCCATTGACCTACACAACACTACTCGAGAATAGTCACCTAATCGAGCTCTCCCTAACAGAGGAGGAGCTTGATGATGATGAGAAAAAAGAACTCACTAGCATCTGGAACTCATTAAAGTCCAGACAAGAATCAAAATTTGACGCCATAATAGGCCTAATAAAGGAGTGTGATAGACAAATTAAAACCCTTGATAGAGAAATTAAAGACCTAAAAAATAATAAAATTCACTGGGAAAACAAAAGGAAGTGCATTATTAATATTATTAAAGCAGCTTATGAAAAGGATTTAATAGACTCTAAACCAACAGGAGAACGATACCAAGCAACAATCAAAACTGTTAAGTCAAAACTCGTAACTAACTATGAATATTGGACAACTAATGAGAAAAAAGACTTCTCCTTGCATAAAAAAACTACTGTTACCGAATTGAAAACTAATAAGTTAGTCTCAAACTGCGAAGAAGACCTACCTAATAAAGAAAAATTACAAAAAATATTAGAAACCCAACCAAAAAAAGCACCAACAAGTGCCCACTTGATTCGAAGAGTATCCCTTACATATGGGTTAAGAAAAAGAATTAAAAGGGGAATATAAAATCTTGATTAAAAAATCAATCAATCCTACACTTGTTTGTAATCCAACTTCAGAAAATACCCTAACTGCGTATATTGAACAAACTAAGTTCAATATTTGTAAACAATCTTGGACAATTCGCTTCAGTCAAACGGGTACATTTGAATTTCCAGAAAGCTTACTTAAAAAGCTTAACTGGGAAATTGACAATGAAATCAGTTGGATAGACCAAGAAAACGGTACATTCACTCTTACTAAAATCAATTCGAATTCACATGGATCCTCGGAGAAAGAGAATGCACGACACAATCGAGCACGCAGCAAGGCATCGCGATGAGAAATCTGAATGGAAATTAATTCGGCCAAAACGCCCAAGCCAACAAGATATTGCAGCTGCTCAGCCAAAACCAAATACAGATCTAACCTCAGAGGTCCACTACAACTTATTCGACCGGTAAAGATTAGGGCAGATAATCTAGTCCTGTTATTAGGCTTAAACCGTGAAACAATCGAAGAAAATTCGCTACCGAGGTGGCCCCTCTGAACTACTTGATTCGATTATCTTTTCAGGTTATGAAATAAAAAGTTTAAAACATGGGAATACTAGACACACTCTCTATAAATTCCCCAGTAAAACCCATGATTGGGAAGAATGTTGGACTATGGACTTACACACAGCCAAGACCGGAATTTTAAAATACCAACAACATTTGAAAACTGGAGATAAAAAAAAAGAGTAAGGCACCCGTAGAATCAAATACACGATGATGAACAAAGTGACAACAAACCTAATGGATGATCTGGCAAAAGACATCCATACCTATCTCCTAGAAGTATCAACTGATTTCGAAGGAAACCACCTTGTCTTAATACCAATAACAGAGGTCGTGAAAAAATTTGGACGTAATCACAGAACTATTCAGCGACGGATTCATGCTCTAAAAGACGAAGGCCTGTTGACACCTGTAATCAAAAGAAACACTATTGCTCTTTACCACATCCGTAATCTAGAGGATTAACTATGCCTGAACATTCCACCCCTAACCCGAATCTCGAACACGTCAATTTTTTACTCTCTTCTTTCACAGATAACGGAAAATCCTTAAGAGATTTTTCAGTTAATCCGCAAGAGCTATCTATTACAATATTAACGGCGGCTTTACTTGCAAACTCAAAGCTAATGATCGGCCCTGATGATGCAATTAAATCAGCTTTTGACATCCACGCACGGATTCAAGCTCACGTGGGACAATTTCAAAATATGCAATTTGCAGCAAAAATTGAAAATTGCTTCACTGAGAGACCACCAGAAGTAGAACATGACTAATGAACACTAAACCAAAGCTAATACTCCAAACCGATAAGGGTGGAACCATCCACACCTATCCAATAACCGGAGGAAAAACAACGTTCGAAAGATATTTAAGCTGCTACACAGGCACCTGCAAATTCTTCAACAGCATAGAAGAGGCTAAAGAACATTTACTTGAGGTAGAACCTAAGAAATAGGCAAGATTTAGGAGGGTTATTCTCCTTGCAGCCTATGTACAAGTTCGGTGCCAAATAACAATCTGGATTACCGCTCTAAAGGAGATACACGATTAACAATAGATGGATCGAGACACTATAAAACTCCGCATGGTGATCTCCCTTCAGTCACAACTATTCTCTCAGCTACATCAGGAAATAAAGCTGCATTAGAGAGATGGGCTAAGAAGAATCCTGGTGGAAGAGAAGCTGCTGCTGCCAGAGGAACAAAAGTTCACTCACTAATGGAAGAGTACCTCTTAGGTGTCAATAAAAATCCACAAATTGATAACCCAGAGATAGCAGAATTTTGGAACGGCTTATCAGAAAATCTTGATAAATTAGAAAATATCCTATGGGCTGAAAATCCCACTAATCCTTACGATTATGAATGGACAATGGGAGGAGATGGTATATCTCGAGTCTGGCATCCCGGTATACATGAAAATAAAAACCAAGGTTGGGCAGGAGCCCCAGATATTATTGCTGAATACAAAGGACAATTAATACTGGGAGATTTAAAAACTAGTAATGGACCGTACTACTCGCGTTGGCCAGATTCTGAAACACCTAAAGGAGAATATGGAAAACGTCGGGCTGGATTTGTAAAATATACAAAATGTCAACTACAACTAGCAGCTTATTCACTAGCAATAGAACACACTATTGATCTGGTACCAGAAATCTTCATGACTTTTGTAGCAACCAGGGAAAGTGTTCAAGTTTTTGCAATTCAAAGCTCGACAATCGCTAAATATAAACAAAAATGGCTAGATACAGTAGATAAGTACTACAACGAAATCTTACCCGCACAACAAGAAACGAAAATTGAAATGGAAGGAATAGACGGTGACACTAAGGAACATCAATAGACAAATGCATGCCCTATAAATTAGAGTTGCCCTATATCTAGCGCATCAGTTAAAACCAGCTACCCTATTGCTGGTGTATCACCTGATATACGAACAAAAAAAAAGTGCCCATAACATCTCCCGAATCAAATCAATCCAATAATCATCTAACACCAGGAGAAATTAACCTTGACCTAATACCTCAACATTGGCCTCTAACACCCCTAAAAGATAAAAGAGCTTACATAGCTGGCTGGGTCTCTCAACCTTACTCTATAGACCAAATCCGTAGAGAATTAAAGGCCGGAAATGCGACTGGTGTAGGACTCATAAGTGGGCAATGGTCAAACGAAGGAGGACTCCTTTGGATAGATATTGATGGTGCAGATGCAATACCGAAATTAGAAGAACTAGGTGGCGGCCCACTCAACGAAATCTTTCCACCAACATTAACTGTCTCGTCTGGAAAACCAGGGCGACAGAGAATGCTCTATAGCGTACCAATACAGAAAATCCCCATGTTGCCAGATAAAGCAACAATAAAAATTGGGATACCTTCATTTGAAATCCTTTTCCGCTCCAGGCAAGGAGCAATTATGGGCGCATGCCCAAGTACAAAAGGATATTTCACTACCCCTCACGGAGGATTCGAATATGCGAAAAATCCTCCAGAACTCCCAGAATGGCTATATCAGGCAATAACAAGAGCTTTCCCCACTAATAAATATCGGAAAACACCAAAATCAGGGGTAGTCACACAGCAAGTAAATCTAAGTTATGAAGAAGGATCTGAATATCACAAAGAAGATTTAATCAATGAAGCAAAGATTTATCTTGATCATCTCAGCATAGATAGAGCAACCGACTACGACGAATGGATTGCAATAGGCGCAGCACTTCATCAGCTTGACGATACATTATTAAAAGAATGGATCGACTGGTCTTCTGAAGCTCCTAACTTTGAAGAAGGGGTATGTGAACAAAAATGGGAAACCTTTGAACGAATACCAGGTGGGCCCACACCTGAAGGTGCGGCTGGCATTCATACCCTAAGAGCAAAAGCAAAGGAAGATGGATTTGTAGACTTTGGTGGGTTTGTAGTCGAGTCTTCACCAGAAGTCTTAGCACAACGTGCTAAAGCTCTATTTAAAAATAAAAATGAAGAAAAAACCGATATCGAAGATATAAATAAAGCGCTAAAAACGATAATAGGAAGTCCTACTAGTGAAACAAAAAACGACGTAGAGAGAATAATAAAGAGCAAAACTAAACCGAAAACTCCGCCAGCTTCAGAATTAGCTACCTTTGTAACCGGAATGGTAATCGAATGTGGATGGCGATATGACCCTAAATTTGACACTTTCATGTTCTATCAACGAAGTAAAGGAACATGGAGGCGTGAAGAATACCGAAACGAATTCAAACACTTCGTACAAGACCTCTTTATACATGAAAGAATACCTACCCCCGGAGGATTTACTTCACATTTACTAAGCGACGTTGTCAACTTAACTCAGGCTTATATCACTCATACCTATTGGGATGATGATGACGATAGACTTGCCTTCCGAAACGGAGTGCTTGAGATCAGTACTAGCGAATTCTTAGAGCATAACCCTGAACATTTTTTAACCTGGGGACTCGATTTTGACTACGACCCACACGCTGATCCTGGCCCCATTATCACGTGGCTAGAACGAACTCAATATGGAGACAAGGAGAGAGTTCAAGTGCTACGTGCATGGCTTAAAGCGTGTCTCATCGGTCAAGGGCATGAATTACAACGTTTTCTAGAAGTCACTGGCCCAGGAGGAATGGGTAAATCAACTCTCGCAAATCTCTGCTGTTCCCTCGTTGGTCCAGGTAATTATGCCACTACAACAATGAATCAATTAGAACAAAGTCGATTTGAACTGGCCTCAATAAAAGGAAAACGATTAACTCTAATCAATGACTCTGAGAGATATGGCGGATCAGCTCAAATCTTTAAAGCCCTAACAGGCGGCGACAATCTACGATTTGAAGAAAAAAATAAAAATGTTGGAGAACCCTTTGTCTATACAGGGATGGTTATGGTCTGTGCCAATGAACCAATCCAAACAACAGATAACACCTCCGGGCTGACACGTAGACGACTAACAATCGAATTCAATAGACCTTTATGGAATAAAAATTCTGAAGCGAAAGAGATGATTAAATTAGAAGATGGCACCGTAAAAGGCTTATGGAAGAGTTATTTACCTGGTTTGGTGAACTGGGTTCTAGAAATGAAAACAGAAGAAATGAGGGAATACTTATTAGATACCTACGAAAAAGTACCATCACTGCGCAAAACTAGAAATGAAATCCTACTAACGAGCAATAACTTAATAGAATGGCTCCAATCGGAAGTTGTATATGATCCTGATGTTGTAACTTCAGTCGGCAAGAAGATACCTGCTGCAAAAGATGCAAAAGAACGCTACTGCAATAGCAATTATCACCTCTATGCGAGCTACTGCTCATATTGCGAGGATACAGGATCAAAATCGGTTGGACAAAAACGATTCATTGCTCTACTACTGGACTGCTGTAAACATCAATTAGACCTTAAAGAGATTAAATCATTCACTAAACAAGGCCGTCCATTCATAAAAGGGTTGGCAGTGAGAACTTCAGATCAAAAACACGAATCATCACCCACTATACTGCCAGAAAATAAATTGGCATATTGAAAACCCTTCCTACATCTGGGTTTTTCAATGTTAGTGTAACAATGTCTTATTAATTTCTTTGATCAAGGAAACATGATTAAACCTATTCTTTTTCTAGCAGCTGCTTCTTTAGCTGCTCCAGCTGCATTTGCTGGTGGCTTCTATGCCAATATCGAATCAAATGCCAGCTACACTGGCGACCAGTACGATGACCGTACAACAGACTTCCATCTGGGTTATGAAGGTAACGCAGGATCTGTCGATTGGTATGCCCAAGGTGGTCCAGCTGTCGTAGCTGAAGAAGACGAAGATGCAGATACCAGACTTTCTGGAAAAGTCGGTGCAAGCTTCGCTGCTACTGAAAAGCTTGACTTCTATGGAGAATTAGCAGTAATTACTGCTGAAGATGAAGATGATGACAAGTCATGGGGAACCAAACTTGGAGCTACCTACTCTTTCTAAATAATCTCTAGAAACAAAAAAAGCCCTGCTAGTCTCATCTAACAGGGTTTTTTAATGACTTACCAAGCACTACCTAAAGAACTACATATACGAGATAGCCCCATAGCAGGCCAGGGTCTATTCGCGAAAAAAGATATACCTCCAAAAACTCATTTAGGAATGTCTCATCTAATAGTAGATGAAACGCTATATCGAACACCACTCGGAGGATTTATTAATCACTCCGATAACCCAAACTGCACAAAATATTGTAAAGATAACTTCTACTTCATAGAAACAATTAAACCTATAAAAGCTGGGGAAGAACTTTTTCTAAAATATACTTTTTACACAATAAATAAGTAATATCTTGAAATAAACATAGGAGTAAATACCTATAATTAACAAAACTTCATATAAAATAGACATATAAATTCCTATCACAAACATGACTGTTACTACTGAATCTGGCGGACGTCAGAATATGTACGCCAAAGAGCCACAAATTGCCGTAATGACAGGAGAAAGCTCCTACGTTGAAGCAGCTGAAAGAGCTAATGGACGTTGGGCCATGATCGGATTTGTTGCAGCTTTAGGAGCATATGTAACAACTGGTCAAATTATCCCCGGCATACTGTAAGATTAATCCGATCCTTGATGCGACTCCAAGGGTCTGCATGACTACCCCACTGGTGGTTCGGTGGGGTTTTTAATGAATGCCTTCGCCTAAACTATAGATAGTAACTGCTTCTGAACTAGAAGTTTTATTTGTCACACGTCCTAAAAACTGCCTAGTTTTCGTCGCTGCAACAGTATTTGTATTATCACTATCGAGAGTCACACCAGAGCCACCGACTAATGTCATAGCATAAGTAGCAGAAGCCTGATTCCTTAAAGTAATTGTAAAAGTAGTCCCAACTTTCACATTTGTACCTAGCTGAGTAACAATATTTGCTGCTGTTGCTGTTGTCACATTACGAGCCGCAGAAGGCGTCATAACGACAAAACTATTAACAGACTGAGCGGCTGATAAAGCAGTAGCAGAATCAGATGCAGAAACTAACTCTAAACTTGATGTGACAGTCCCTGGAAAAGTAAAGTTACCACTATTTGCAACTTTAGCCGGACTTACAGAACCATCAGCTGGAGTATTTGAATCAGTAACATCACCCTGAATTAAACCCCAAAAAGAGACACCAGCACCAGGGGCACTCGTAAATGTAATTTGAGAAGCAGCAACAGTAAATGCTGTCCCTGGCTCCTGTAAAACATTATTAAGTACAATCCATAACTGATAACTGCTGCCAGGAGAAGCAGCTGAGCTTGATACAGTCAGATTAAAAGTAGTTATGCTCCCATTGAAACCACTGGAGATATCATCAAGAACACGATTCTGCCCTAAAACCAGTTGTCTACCTATGTATGCCATTTAGATAACAATGAAAAGAAATAAAAAGGTAAGTCTCATCTTACCAAGGTACTGATTGTTTCTGTGTAGGTGCTTTTGACTCAGCTATTTGAGCTGCAACCTGTGCCTCGTAAGTTGTCGCATTACTTCCTAACTTCGCTTTCGCCCAAGAAATTGCATTGGCTTCAGTAACAGCAGCATAAGCAGTAAAATCAGTTGAATCAGGAGCTGCAATAGCAACTGTTCCGTATACACGTCCAGTATGAACAACAGCTGACTCACCACTACCAACTGTCTCAGAATCGGTTATCTCCCAGTGGATAGTTTTAATAACGTCAGAAAGGCTCCCTTCTGTATTAACAGAATCCATAGTCGGAATATTCCAAGTAGCAGCCATACCTCTAATTGTTTTCTTTTTTCTATTGTAAGATCACTAACCCGCAAAGCTATGCGCTTTTCAATGCCTCGTACTTAGCTTTTGCAGCTGCATATATGTAATAAGCTGCCATTACGTAATCATCTTTTAATACTCTTGTAAGTTTGTCTATACTCCATTTAATTGTTGCTGCCATTAGCTCCAGGGTATTCCTTCTGCTTTAGTTGGTGTTGTCTTTTCACTTACTATTTGATTCAGATCGTTCTCTAAATCATCAACACTATCAGAATTAGCCTCTTTTAATGCATCTTTAACCCAACCAATGACTTGTGTTTCAGTTAAATCTGCATAAGGTACTAATGTACTAGGTTTCTTTAAATATACATATCCTCTTACCCCTGATCCGTATGCACTTCTACCGCCTGTAGTTACATCAGTATCTATAGCTTCACATACATAATCAGCTCTCATCACATAATCATCTGTTAGTTCTCTTGTGAGCTTTTTTATACTCCATTTAATTGTTACTGCCATGTTAGAATCTATCCTCTGGTAGTGGGCTTAAGACTTGTTTACACCTAGGTCTGGCAAATATCCAACCATTAGTTATGTATTTTCTCCCGGATTTAGTAGGAGCTCCACGGTGTAGATATGTCCATGTAGCAGGGAATAAAACTATCCTGCCACGTTTTGGTTGTATTCTAGTGCCATCTGCAAACTCTGTAAAACCGTTATTTTTTTCTGGAATAGTATTTAAATACCATATAAAAGTGAATATTCTAGAAGCTATAGGTGCATCACTCATCTTTCCTCCTTGCCATCCACCAGTCATAGACCAGTCATGATGCCAGGTATACTGAGCGTTTGGCTCATACATTTGGATTTTGTAGCCAGTATCATTTGTTAGAAAATCTTGGCTAGGCCAACAGGCGATACCTGGATTAAGATTTCCCAGGTATACACTGTATTCGGCTAAAGCATTACTCAACGCTTTAAAGTATACAGAATCTTCATCTTCCCAACCATCAAAATGGCTGATATTAAGATCCATTGTATCTTTAACATGTGCTTTGATTTTCTTTTCCCGACCTACTACACCAGGTCTTTTTCTATCATCCTTGTCAAACTTTTCAATAATATGTTTGCAAAAATCATGAGATAAAGACCTGTCTTTTGTCCAGATAAAGTCTTTGATTGCTCCATGCTGTAGGCCCTGTTCCTCTATAGGGAGGTTTGTGGTTGATTGCTCTTTGATAGAGCTTTTTATAAAGTCTGTAGTTGCGGTCATAGTTTTTAGTATTTAATACAGGCTAACAATGCTACGTTACGTGGACGTGCTTCACTACCTTGGTTAGCAGCTGATGCCGTAGCTGTGGTATTTGCTGCAGTAGCAGTCGCTGTTGTATTACCAATTGATGTACTTGCATCAGAAGTTGCAGTTTCACTGTCAACTGTGATGGAGTGACTGTGACTAGCGCTACCTGAAGAAGCATCGTGAGCGTGGCTTTCACTATCTACAGTGATAGTGTGGCTGTGAGTATCGTCACCAACATATATAGTATGGCTGTGGTTACCGGATGTACTTGTTGTACCAGTACCCCAGTTGGACGATGCTGCATCATGATCTTCGTCGTCATCGACGTCTATATCACCTGATCTGTGACTGTAAGTGTGAGTATGGTTTCCGTCTGTACTTGATGAACCAGAGTGATCGTGCGTATCATTAGCAGATGAAGCGTCGTGAGCATGACTTTCACTGTCTACCGTAATGGAGTGGCTGTGACTGTCACTTCCAGACGATGCATCGTGAGCGTGAGCGTCCTGAGTAACTGTTGTTGTTGCAGTGTGGTTGTGTGCTGCAACTGTTATTGAGTGGTTATGAGCATCAACGGTAATTGTATGGGTGTGTTGATCGTTAGCTGCAGCTTGGGTTGACCTTATTGATCTTCCGCTATCTACGCCTCTGCTATCATCAACACCTCGGATAAACTCACCTCGTAAATCAGGTAGGGTTGCTCCAACGATTGCAAACAGTGCAGAGAAGTCTGCAGTTATACTCTGTGTAGTACCGCTACCATCGGCAATAGTATCACCGTTAGCTTTTAAATAACCTGTCGGTGCAGATGAACCTGCAAACCAAATAACAGTACCAACGGGATTAACACCTCCGCCAGTAGATGCTGTGTTTTCAAAAGTAGAGGATTTAGTATTTCCAGTTACTTCTATTCCTGAACTATTTACTGTACATTTTGTAGATCCTCCAACCTGTAAAAGAATATCCCCAGTACCAGCGTCATTTATAACTGAATGACTAGCATTATGGAATATTTCTAAATCACCACCCGTTCCAAATATAGCTTTAGCACTATCAGCAAATTCAAGAGCATTATCTGATTTATCCCAAACAACATTATTAGCAGCACCGGTAAATGTTACATCACCATTAATAGTTAACCCAGTAAGAGTTCCAAGACTAGTAATTGCAGATTGAGCAGCACCAGTAACAGTTGCAGCACTTCCACTCGCATTACCTGTTACATTTCCAGTTAACGCACCAACAAAACTTGTAGCTGTTAACGCTCCAGAACTAGAGTTAAAGGTTAAATTACTTCCAGATTTAGCTCCTAGATCACCTGTTGCAGCAGTCGCAAATAATGGGAAACAAGTCGTATCAGATGATTCATCAGCAACCGTAATTGCAGTTGCTATGGCTGCTGTTCCAGTACATGAACCTGACGATCCAGAAGCATTACCTGTTACATCTCCAGTTACATCTCCAGTTACATCTCCAGTTACATCTCCAGTTACATCTCCAGTTAAAGTAGCTGTTATTCCTGAACTATTTACTGTACATTTTGTAGATCCTCCAACCTGTAAAAGAATATCCCCAGTACCAGCGTCATTTATAACTGAATGACTAGCATTATGGAATATTTCTAAATCACCACCCGTTCCAAATATAGCTTTAGCACTATCAGCAAATTCAAGAGCATTATCTGATTTATCCCAAACAACATTATTAGCAGCACCGGTAAATGTTACATC